ATGACCCAAAGATATAAACTTACAAAAACATTTATCGACAGCATTCCCCTCGAAGAAACGGGAAGTAAATTTTATCGTGACTCAGTTACTATTGGTTTTGGTTTAATTGCAACAAAGTCGAAAACCTATTTTGTTGAAACGAGAATGCCCGATGGCCGAAACAAAAGGAAGTCCATTGGTAAACATGGCGTATATACTCTTGAGCAAGCACGTACTGAAGCTAAAAAAATATTGTTAATGATGCATCAGGGTATTGATCCAGTTGCTCAAAAAAGACAATTAAAGAATGACTTTAAATCCGAAAAAGAAGCAAATGAATTAATTCCAACGCTTGAACAAGCCTATGAAGTCTACAAAAGTAAAAAAAAGCTAAGCGCTAATACGATTGATGCTTATGACCGATGTGCCAATGATTACTTTAAAGATTGGAAAAACATCAAAATTACTGAAATTTCTCAGAAAATGACTTTAAACAAGCATATGGATTTATCGGAGCGAAGTTTAGCGCAGGCAAATCTTGCAATGAAGTTTTTATCAGCTGTCTACAACTTCAACGCCTCAATTCTATATAACGATAATGATGAAAAAATTATCACTGAAAAAAGCCCTGTTGGGGTTATTTATAAAGAGAAGAAATGGAACAAGATAAAACGCCGTAAGGGGTATATTCGAGCAGATCAGATACATGATTGGTCACTTGCTGTGTGTACAACATGGTGGGCTGGCAACCAAAATTCAAATCATCGTGCATACACAAATCAGGACTTCTTACTCCTATTGATCCTAACCGGTTTCCGCAGAGAAGAAGGAGAAACACTGGAATGGACAAATGTTGACTTAAAATATGGAACCATAAAAATTCAGGATCCCAAAAATCATGAAGACCTTCTCCTACCGATGGGAGAAATGCTTTGGTATATTTTGGCAGAACGAAAAAAACTTGCTGGCAATAATAAATACGTTTTCGCTGGTGATACGCTTGATTCACATATCGTTGATAAGCGTGAAGCTCGTTATACAATAACTGAAACAACTGGCATTCAATTCACTTTTCATGACTTGCGGAGAACCTTTGGAACTATCGCAAATAGTCTAGCAATTGGTAGTTACACAATTAAAAAACTCATTAATCACATGGTTGGTGATGATGATAACGATGTAACCGATGGGTATGTCCAAGTGACATTTGATGATCTTCGCAAAGCTATGAATATGATTGAAAACGTTGTGTTATCTGACATTTCAAAAGCTGTGATCAAAAACAGAATCTACTTTGAACAAAAATCAATAAGGAATATGAAAGAAAAATGGATTGAGCATAACAATAATATTATAAGCAGATATTCTGAATAGTTGGGCTGATTACGATGGTCCTAAATATTAAATTACTTACTGAAATATTGAGAATAAGCAAATGAAAGATTGGGTTTACTTTTATATCGAGCATACAATTAAGTATGGGGAACCCTTCTATAAGGAAATAGGTTGGTCATTAGGTTTAAATAATAATTATATAGTTATGAGTATGATACGAAGCTAAAGGTAAATCGTAAAGTCATCTTTATTTTGAGTTTGATGATTAGTTAGATGTCTCAGAAAAATATTATTTTGATGAACATTACCATATAGAGAAATAATTAATAGAAGTTCATGATATGAAAACAAAAGATTTAATTGGAAATGTTGTTGCCGTTTCATTCGTGTCATTATTGTTTATATTTGCACTAACATGGATTATTTTTGACTTTAATGGCTCGTCAAGCTCTTTAAAAGATACTTGGTCTATTGTCGGTTCTGTTTTTGGTGGTATTACTACCTTAGCTGCGGCTTACATTGCTTATTATTTATATGATGACTGGAGCAAGCCACATAATTTAAGCATCGAAACTGAACATAAAAAGGATATTTTAAAGATAATCCGAAAAATTTTACCTTTAGAACATAAGTATGATGGATTAATTAGCAAATACTTACTGTATCCCGATCAACCTGATAGAACCATTCCTATTGAGATAAATGAATCAGAATTAAATGAATTTATAAATAATATTAATGAACTACTTGGTTTACTTAATGAACTTTATTTTATTACAAAAGATGAAAATATTAAAAATTTAACATCAAAATACTTTAGTTATGCTCAACTATACCACTTCATCCTCAGTAAATCGGAATTTTTCTATAAAAATGGAAGCAAGGAAGATCTACTTAAATTTTTAAGATTAAAGTTAGATTTTGATTTTATTGATTTAGACGGTCAAAAATGGACTACACATACAACCTATGGTTTTGCCATTCGAGGTTTGGATCAAGTAGATTTAAGAAAATATATTAGTGAAAATTTAAAAATAAAGGAAAATAACATATCTTCGAATTAAAAATATTTAGTAATTAAGTTTAAAAAATTTGAAATATAGATATTAAGGGCATTGAGTATGGGTTATTCAGATAGAGCAATTGAACAAAATGAAGCAGCTAGACTCTCTGGCTTAGATAAAACCATATGTGTCGATTGTATAAATGATAAGTTTTTAGCTAAATTTGTTTTAGAAAACTCTATATCTAAAGAATGCTCATATTGTGAAAAAAAGTTTAGAACAAATAAAGCAACAACCTACAATCTTATAATGAATAAAATTTATAAAACAATTTTCTATTATTACGGAGATGCTCAAGATTTAAACTTACCATTCGCTGATGGTGAATGGGTCATTAGCTCCACCCCCATTGAAGATATCATTTTTGAAATAAATCCTGGTTGGAATGAGGATTTTTCTATTGATTTAGCTAATAGTGCAGACCCTTGGTTACACCTAGTTAAACATTCAAATGGTGATTGGCTTGAGATTCCTCAATGTAAGGCTCTAATGTATAGTTGGGATTCTTTTAAAAATCAAATTTTATATAAGACTAGGTATTTATTCTTAAGTGAACCAAATGAAGAGATAAATGATAGACAAATAATCCCTGTCAACTTAATGTTAAATGCTTTAGAAAGATTGTGCTTAGAATTTAATTTAATAAAGACAGTAAAAAAAAATAATATTTTCTATAGAGTTAGAAGCCATTCTAAAGATGTATCATTTTCTGAATTTGATCACATGGGTGTTGCCCCTCCAAGAATAGCAACAGCTGGTCGGATGAATCCTGCTGGTATTCCATATTTTTATATTGCAGATTCATTACTTACTGCCAAACTAGAAGTTATTAAGGATCAAGAACATTGGAGTTATGCAAAATTTAAGTTAAAAAAGGATATTAAAGTTATTGATTTTAGTTGCATACCTAAAATACCTAGTATTTTTGATATAGAAAAATATAAAAATCGGCAGAAAATCATTTTCTTACATGATTTAGTAGAAGATATGTCAAAACCTGTTGGATCAGATGAAAAAGATCACATCGATTATATACCTACTCAAGTTGTTTCAGAGTTCTTTAGATATAGATTTAAACCTGAAGTTAAAGGTATAAAATATAAAAGTGTTAAGAATCCGAAAGGATTAAATATAGCTTTCTATGAATCCGAAAATAAAAAAATTAAAGATTTTTTCGAGTTGTTAAATATTGAGAAGAACTAATATTACATTTTCCAAAATTTTAAATAGGATTAAGATTATGTGCTCAAACTATGAACCAATCGCAAAAGACAGAATTCATTTGCTTGACCTGTTTGAGCCAACATTTGAATATAAATCTCATATCTACCCTAATTATGAAGCTCCCCTTTTATTCTCTAAAAAAGAGCAAATGGAATGGCGATTGGCTAGGTTTGGTTTGGTCGCTCCATGGGTTAAGGAACTTAAAAAAGTTCATAACACATACAACGCCAGAACGGAAACAGTTCACGAAAAACCTAGCTTTCGAAATGCATGGAAGAAAAATCAATTCTGTTTAATTCCTGCAGATGTAATTTTTGAACCGAAGTACATAAATAATAAGCCGGAATGGTGGGGAATTTATCGTAAAGATGATATGCCTTTCACTATTGCCGGCATTTATGAATATGCGGTAGTCAATGGTGAAGAAATTAGATCTATGAGCATGCTCACAATTAATTCTGACCACCACCCTTTTATGAAGCAGTTCCATGCGCCAACCGATGAGAAGCGCTCTATCATTGTCATCCCACCAGAACTTAGAAACGACTGGCTTCATTGTAAACATGAAGAAGCAAACGAATTTTTCATTGATATGCCTGCTGATGAGTTCGTAGCACAACCAAAAAACACACTAAAGAATAATAATTAAATACTTATTAAAAAATAACTGCCATTTTCGACAGTTATTTTTGCTGCATTATTAATCATCATTATCAAATAACTGTTGAATTATTATTGCGACTAATGAAAATATAGCTGTTATTCCGAATTTACCATAATTGCGTCCAAACCATTTTTGTTCGTTTTCATTAGTAACACTTCTCTCCCTAAAGCCCAGCCAATCTAACCAGTCATATGTGACTGGTTTAAATGAATAAAACTCTAAAAGAGGATAAAAACAGAAACTTAATAAAATACCAAAAATCAGATAGAACCAGATTTTTGGATATCCCGCATCATCATAAAATCTATATATAACATAAGTAAATGCAGACCAAATTATTAAATAAAACAATGTAGATTTTGCTGTTTTTAAATCAAATCCGAACTTTATACTAAAATAGAATATAATAACTGCTGCAAAAGCTATCAACCATAAAAAAAATCGCATTAAAATAATTCACTCATTAACAATTAATGTTAAAAATCAATATATACACTCCAAGATTTAGATCTAGCAAAAAAAAGTAACAGAAAATTTCTACATAAAAAACCATCTTAAACATAATAACCATCTCTTGGAGTTTTAACATTTATAAAAATAAAAAAATAAAGTAAAAAATACACTAAAATAAAATTATGATAAATAAATTAATAGTTAACTTTTAAATTAAAATAAAAAGTAAATGAAGACTTAGATATAATATAAATTAAAGCAATAAAATCAATTAGTTGCAAAAAATTTAAAATATTTAAAGTTTATTAAAATTATTTATAAAACTACTCCTTAAAGCCCATCCAAAGCTTAATTTAAAACATTATTAAAACTACAATTATCAAAAAATAAAATCATAAATAATATTAATAAAAATAGAGCATATACCACGATTAAAACTATATAAAGTGCTATTTTAAAAGTATGTTTTGGGTTTTAAAGAGAAAATCCCCTCAATTCAAATGTTTATTTTCTGACCAACGGTATGTTCTGCAACGTCAAGTTTTGACTTCTATTTGTTTATCCACAATTTTTTTAATTTGAATTTAAACCAAGCTCTAGCATATCATTTGAATTCGTAACAAAATCAAATTAAGGGGAATGCTATGAGTGAAATTGTACCGTCGATCATCCAGATAAAACCGTACCTTACGCAAACTATTGTTTTATCTGAGGTCCTATCAATCAAGTTGATCATTCCAACTTCTCATATGCTTATCCCCTACGCTTTAGAAAAGATTTCAGCAGGCTTCCCAAGCCCCGCTCAAGACTATATAGATAAAGCTCTCGACATGAATGAGCACTTAATAAAAAATGAGACAGCAACATTTATTGTAAAAGTTGCTTCACTCTCAATGTTTAACGCTGGTATCGATATTGATGACGAACTAATTGTTGATCGTAGTTTAGATGCAAAGCATGGTGATATCGTGGTTGCACTTATTGATGATGATTTCACAGTAAAACGATTAATGATCGATGAAACGGGGCAATGGCTTAAAGCAGAAAATCCGGATTATAAAAATATCTATTTGGCGGATGGACAAGAATTAATTATTTGGGGCGTGGTCACTTGTATCATTAAAATGACAAGAAAAAGATCATGAAACATGAGAGCAAAGTCTTTTTCCTCATCGATGTGAATAACATGTATGTCTCATGTGAGAGAGTCTTTGACCCAAGTTTGAACAACAAACCTGTGATTGTTCTCAGCAATAACGATGGGTGCGCCGTGGCGCGTAGCAATGAGTCGAAATCTTTAAATATAAAGATGGGTGTGCCACTTTTCCAAATTAAAGACATAGTGCAAAAACACAATGTCATCATTCTTTCAAGCAATTATGCAATGTATGCAGAAATGTCGAGACGTTTTCATAAGATTCTGAGTTCTTACGTAACTGCAGAAGAAGTTGAACCATACTCAATTGATGAGTGCTTTGTTGATTTCACAGCTTATGAAAAGAACTTTGACTTAGAAAAAGTCGGGCATCAAATGCGCCAGCAAATATGGAAATGGCTCGGCTTACCGGTATGCGTGGGGATTGGAAGAAGCAAAACTGAATCAAAGATAGCTAACCATATAGCTAAAAAGAATGTGGGTTTTAATGGGGTTTGTGACTTGGTCGGCATGGATCCATGCAACAAAGAATATTATTTTTCATTGATTGATGTTTCAGAAGTTTGGGGAGTTGGGCGTAAACATGCAAAGAAGTTGCAAAGCATGGGAATTAATACTGTTCTTGATTTAGCTTGTGCAGAACCTCGAGAGATGCAAAGGCAATTTTCGATTGTTATGGCTCGTACTATTTACGAATTGCAAGGTATCTCATGTATTGAGATCGAGCACACTCCCCCATCAAAAAAGCAGATTGTTGCCTCTAGATCTTTCGGTGGTCGCGTAACTGAACTAACGGATCTTAAAGAAGCTATCTCTATGTATGCTCAAGATGCATGTAAACGCTTGCGTGATGAAGAGCTTTTGTGCGGATGTATGATTGCTTTTGTGCAATCAAACCCATTTGATCCAAATGTGCCGTTCTATAACAAATCAATCACAGGTTCGTTTTCTGAACCCACAGATTGCGCTATCGATTTCGTCAAAGCAGCGACAAGAATGTTGAACGATATTTATAAAGAAGGAATTAAATATAAGAAATGCGGTGTAGTACTGACAGGTTTAGAGCCGAAGTCTGGCCATACTTATGACCTATTAACTGATTTTGAACAAATAGAGAAAAAGGAATGTTTAATGCAGGCTATGGATGGTATTCACAGCAAGTTTGGAAAGAAAAAATTAGGTGTCGGACCATGTTTTGTTCCTAGTCGAAACTGGTCGATGTCGCGGGATAAATTAAGTAGGAATCCTTTTAATTTTGATGAATTATTAATAATAAAAAGCTAATATTCAAATTCAAAAACTATAAAAGGAATAACAGTGAATCATTTCATTAATGCATTAGAAACATCACTCCGTACTGAAAATTGGTATTCAGTATTATTCATTTCACTTTCTTTACCTGATATTTGTGGAAAGATTGATAACCCTAATGTAGGTTCAAAACAAAGGACTATTGAATGGTTTGACAAATATCTGAAACCTATTTATACCCGAAAAAGGGGAGCTGCACAGACAGAATATATATTTCTAAGTGGTACAGATTTTTATGCGCTTAGATGCGCATATCTTCATGAAGGTAGTGATGATATTAGAGGACAAAAAGCACAAGAAACCTTAGAAAGATTTAAGTTTGTTCAACCTAATTCAAATAATTTTAGCATACACAGGAATCTAATTAATAAAACGCTTCAACTTCAAGTAAGTGAGTTTGGAAAAGAGATTCTGACAGCTTTAAAGCAATGGACAGAAGATAATAAAGGGGATCAGGTTAAGCAAGAAACAATTAGTAAGCTTTTAAATATTGAGATTCTTGATTTATCTAAGGGCTTTTCTTTTTAAAAATTAAAGCCCTTCTTAGAGGGCTTTTACAGAAATCCCGACGTTTATATTGTTATTGATCGTATGAGCTGAGCACCCTGATAACAGAATGCACAGCAATAAAGCCTTAAACATCGCTCGGTACCATGTCGACAGTTTGGCCAGCAAGCTCATGATGACAATCAGATAAGAAATGAATCTTTCCTTCAGTCAAAAATAAATGACATCGGCTCTCCGGGTAATGATCATTAACAAGTAAAGAAGGTGTAAATGTTGGCTTATTTATATCGCCGTTAAAATCCCAAATACTCCCATTGTGGTGTACGCCTTCTTTCACATGGAATGGGAGTAAATATTTACACCCGAGGCACTTAAACATATAAATGCCGCTGCTCCAATATTCTAGATATGGAGTGAGTTCAGTTACTGTTTCTGCTTGAGTCATTTACATCACCACGCGATTGCTGATCCAACCATAGAAAAATTGTTCCTGGCTTGGATTACGCTCACAGATTTCAATGTAGCGCTGACCCTGCATAATATTAAGGACTCGCACCAGGACTTTCTCACCTTCTTTACCTCTTTTTGATAGATATGTTTTGAGAGCATTTAGCGTAGCTGGTCCATAAATTCCGTCGACCGCAAGATCTGGCCACCCCGCTTTACCTTGGTTATTCAATAGGTTTAATGCGCGCTGTAAAAGTGGTTTTGCAAATCCTGTACCACAGTTCACACCGGTATCTAATAACTCTTCAGCTACAGCAGAGCTAATAGCATTCACCTGATCAAACCGCGGAGCTGTCCAGTATTGTTTCTTATAAATCGATTTTGCCACTTCAAGCGGTAAATCTCGCATATTGCCTTTAAAACCATTTGTACGTGCGACTGCTTCAGTAATGCCGTATTTAGTTGCCCCTCCTCGATCTGCTGGGTTATTTACATAACTACCTTCACGTTTAATGAGCTCTTCAAGATATTGTTCAATGTTCATTTCAGTTACCTTTAGATGTAAAAAAACCGCCCGAAGGCGGCACTTAAAATTGTGTTTATTACTACTGCTTTGACTCTTCAACTTTGTTTTTCTTTTCTTGGTCAGAACTACCAAAATAAAATCCGCAAGCTGTTGTCATTGCCCCCGCAATGAAACCCAATGCTGTATTAATTAAGTTACTATTTTCACGAGGCATATCTTTAAAAAATAATGCAATAACCAACACAAACATTAACCCCACAAGTGAAAAAGCCAGATAGGCTCTAGTCCGTTCGCTGTTCATCATTTACCCCTTCTAAACGTTTTTTAGTCAGCTCGTATTGCTTCGTTTGAAGCTTATGAATCTCATCTTTACGCTTTTCATCTCGCTTCTTGAAATAAAGATTCGTTAGAAAGGTTGCTATACCGATTAAGATTGAAAAGACAACGGCCCAATCAATTTTACCAATTACACCGATCAAGCTGCCTCCCACTACATAGCCATAAGTGAATTTTGTTGCAGTCGCGGCAGCCGTACTTGCAGCTGCTTCGACTACACTATTTGTTTGATCGTTCATGCATGCCTTCCTCCAGATCGTGGGCATAAAAAAAGCACCCGAAATGGGTGCTCAAAGTTCTATTAAGGTTTAAAGGTTTTGTAGGATTTTCCCTCCATTTATTAATTTAGTTGTAAGGGGTGCGACTCCGATAATTGCGGTACCGCCCGCTCCCGGTTGTCCTTCAGTTGTGCCATGATATCGCCAGTTCCAAGTTCCATCATTTGTAGATTTGGTACCGCGCTGGCCCCATCCACCACCATCACCAGACAACGGAGATCCATAACGATCGTTCTGAGTACGATATCCTTTACCGGGTATCACAGCTTCAGCATCAGTGACTTTTACAACCATCAGATAGCCACCTTCAAGATACCAGCGCCAATCCTGAGTATCATTGTAAATGGGCTGCCCTGTCATAACCCGGCCGAATGGTGCTCCAGCTCCACCGGGAACACCTTGCACTCCATAACCTAATTCTGTGTAAATACCGCTTGGTGTGGCCCCTCCTCCAGAGCCGCCTCGAGCTAAAGTTCCTCCGTCAACAATTAGATTCAATTTACTGTGCCGGTTCATTAGCCCTGGTGCACCTTGAAACCCATCACGACGTGTTCTGGTAAAGGTATAATTCGAATCACCAGATAATCCTCCAAATGCCAGATGAGGCAAACCACCATCCCCTCCACGCCCCACAACTGAGCCTTTAATCGTTAGATTAACTACAAGTTCTGGTGGAAATATTCCAGTATCAATTGCTGGTAATTCAGGTGCCGCTGGAACAATGAATTCTTTAGTTTCTGAATTATAAGTATGCTTGTAAACCATTCTGGTTTCAGGTCTCAGTGAGCTCGAACTCGAAACCAAAGCACCCGCTTCAACCACAAAACTAATCTCACCTGTAGTTGGCAAATCACCTCTTTGCATCTGATATAAACGCGCAAGATTAATATCTAGCTGGTCATAACGAATGTAAATTGGGGAATCATCAACTGGCACATCAATAAAGTCCTTGTCGTTAAGGTAATACCGCACATCGTAATTAACAGCAGTAACCGTATTTGAGAACTTATCAACTGGATCCTTTTTAGCAACCAAGTAAGGTAAGGAGTCCTTTGTATCGTCATTAACAACGGTATAAATGGTATTTACAAAATCATCTGAACTGAGCTTAAGAGCTCCATTTGGTAAGCGTCCTAAAACCACCTTGTTCTTAGCTGATCCAGCGGTAACAGGAATTAGATCAACGGTACCATCACCCATTTGCAAATAAATCACATAGCTTTTACCAGCAATAAAATCAACATCATGGCTCAATGTAAGAATTAAGCCATCTTGCTGCATTACATCACCGCTTTGATGAATTCCATTACGATAATCAGCTACAGCAATACGGTCACGTAAAACCAGTAATTCTGATTCTGGTGCTGCATCAAAGGTGATAGATTTTCGCTGAAAGCGAAGTTTGTTCCAAAGCCGGTAAGCATTAAAATGAGCTTGCCACTTGTTACGCACACCTACCGATTTCACTTCTTTTGGGTTCTTCGCTCCTTTATCCGGCAAGTAGATATTGATGCGACTATCATCGGTCGGATCCGTATATTCATAGATGAGCCCATCATAATCATCTATTACACCGAAAGTCAGATCATGCTTATAACTATCCGGGATGATATTCCTGAAGTTAAACAGCAACACCGAGTTATCTGTTGGTTGTTCGAAGTAGATTTTGAGCTTATTGTTTTGCCGATATGCTGTACAAAAGACCGCATCACAAAGGTTGGTAACCAGCTCCTCAAACGAAAGATTACTATCATCAATGGTGGTACAGAATTCTGCAGCTAAAGGTGTACCGAAATAGTCCACTACGTCGTTATAAGTACGGTAGATATTTTCAATATCAATCTCATCAATCGTACGGCGACCAATCTTGTCATCAAGAGCCATTGAGACTAGTGCATCGGCAAAACTTGAGGTTGGAAACAATTCCGTCGTCATTGAGCCATTTTTATAAGTCGGTAACATCCGCTGAAGCTCAAAATTAATCTTTCGGGATTTAACCGACAATGCGCCTGTCGTTGCATAAGTGCGAGCACGGAAAACAGTTTCATGTTCATACATTGTGCTTTGCAATGGATATGCACCGTATAGCGCTTGCCACTTCACATCATCGACAACAGTTGTGACTGCAGGAGTTGGAGTTAAACGGCGTGCACGTACACTACAGCGCCCCTGAAAGGTGGTCATATCGAGTGTCGCGCCAACCGTTTGCCGTGACTTCGCTGAACCTTTTAGAATGATTTGTTTCAGCATTGGATTGCCAATAGCTGCGCCAGACTCATTTACAGGCGTGACTTCAACCTCAATTGTCACGTTTACCGCTGCCTGATTACCTCCAGATGAAACGGTATAAAGTCCATTTGTGGCAACAAAATTACAAAGCACCCGACTACGTTCAATATTGTCCAAGATGAATGGGCCAATCCATTTTTCTCCAATAGATGCAAGCTTAGGAGATGCGGCAGCTGTTTGCTGACCAGATAGCTCTTTTAACTTTAACCAATTTGAATTAACGGCAGCAGGATTTGATAAAGTCATGCGGTCATCAGCAACGGATAAGACACTGTAAGTACCGTTTAAATCATAGCTTTGACCGTTATATGTGAATACAGCATTAGTGATTTCAACGCGATCATTGCTGACAAATTTAGTCGTTAAATCTGTATTGTTTGCTGCAGCTCGAAGGATCTCATTTGGATATGCAAAAAGAAGGTAATTTGTTCCTTCTAAAGTTTGTGTGTCAGCTGGCCGTAAGACTTGACCATTAACAGAAGTTTGATGCTGTACTGTTAAAGGCGGTGTGGTAATTTCAGTACCAATCGAAAAGTAAGGTTCTCCTGAAATGATATCTACACCTGGTCGAAAGACCTCTACCGATGCCCCAGCAATATCAACGATATTGGTTTCACCATCGTAAGCGCCTTTTATGTGATATTGACCACGGCCTATGCAGCCGACCATATGCTCAACTTCAATATTGTTTTCATAAACCTTGTAAGGCACGGCTATTGAATCAGGCGTATCCCAGGCAGCACCATAAATATCTGCAATGCGACCATTCACACGGATCTTATTTTCACGATTTGAAAGTTCGTTATTTGCCGATGAAGATTGATTAATATTCTGAGTCGTCTGAGCCACCGATGGCGTAGGCATTAAAAATGCGATCGCAATACTAATTACAATCGAAACGATAGCTGCAACCCATTTGGGGTTCTCAATAACGATAAAAGTACCTGGTAAAAAATCTAGCTGTTTTAACTCATATGCATTTTTAGGAGTCACTTCATTGGCAAAAGAGATTTCCGCATGGTCCATATTGCTAGCTGTATGAAAAATACGGATGTGTTCAGGCATGTACTCATATTTTGAAGTAAGCCACTGCCCTATGGTGTGTGCATGTTCAATTGTCTTTTCTTCAGACAATGCATCTTGCTTATAAATAACTTTAATCATAATAACTAACTCGACTAAACCCCATACCCATTACGACCTCTTCAGGTAAATAAGTGACTCCACTTTCCATGAGATGTAGAATCTTTTGTCCACGAAAAAGCCCCACATGCGGGGGCTTGTTTCTTTGTCTAGGGTGAAAGGCGACTATGCAGCCCTCCTTAGGCATGGGCAGCGGATTTAAAAGCTTTAAACGTGATGTAAGGAAGGTAATTTTTCCTTTTGGTTGCATAAAGAGTTCAAGTGCCTCAGCTCGATCTACTCCATATAGATCCATTGCAGCTTCATGGACAAAATGGACACAGTTGTAATGCTCTTCGTCGTATTGCTTATCAAGCAAATGGTCGTGACTTTTCATACAGCCCCCTTCAGCCCACTAAAGCGATCAAGTGAGAAGATATCTCCAGTTTTATTTGTATTTAGCCTCGGTGATTCTGCTTTAAATGTCACCGCTTTATGATTCATTGCAACACTGGCAAGCTGGAGGCCAAGTAAATAAAAAATTGGTGAAGACAAATTGTCTGAACTATAGAGACGGTAATTCACTGTGGGTTTTACATCTGGAAATTGCCCTTCAATTACCCGCTCGAACTCATCCGGCATCACATCACCAAGACCAGAAATAGAGACCGTTAAAGTCTGGTCCAGATCCCCAAGCATTCCGGATCTTTGAATAGCAACTGGCAGGAACTCGTAATAGACCTGACCAGTTCCTGCCTTATGCTGTACATAGACACCACGGTCATCATTACGGACAATTCGATAAGTGTTTAGAAAAGATGGGTGTGAAAGCTCAATACACTCCAGTTGATAGATATCAACTTTACGATTGAGAAAAAACTTGGCGTATTCATTATCCATTAGACCTCCCAATCTTTAATCAATGCTGCATCAGCTGTAAGGTTAGGTTGGTTCTGAATAACCTCTACTTGAGCGGTTACCCGGTAAAGATTTCCATTCACTTCATTGGTCTTGAACGAGTTGGGAATGAAGTTACATTGGTATTGTTGGCGTGTGCCCTGATCAATGACGAGATCCGCATAAAATGAAGCTGGTTTGTTTTGGTAAAGACGCCAGAAAGCCATCATTTTATTGAAATCAGTTTTACTTAAATTCCAGTTCACATCGACAATGTGGCTATTACGTTTTACATCGATGTAATAACGTCCTCGGCCTCCATCCATCTGCTGGCGTTTCACATCATCACCCGGTGTTACGCCATAGCCATTTGTTTGAGGATTTAGCTTTAACTTGTACATAACTTTCCTTCAGGTAATAAAAACCACCTCGAAAGGTGGTCTTAATAATTAGCGATTTCGTCTTGCGGTCGTATTTTCAGTCAAAGACCGGCTAATAGTTGAGTTTGGATTTTTAATATCCTCACTTACCAGTTTCGGTACCGCCCTTGGCAGCTGTTTATCCAACTCTTCTTTAACAATGATCCGGACAGTTTTCTCATCAAGTTGTTCAGCTTCAACGGTTGCGCCACTGACTTGATTCACTACTTCAATTTTGAAATTGATAGTCGGAGAAGCTGGCTCAAATGATGGCATAATCTCAGCTTGAGGACGACTAGACTGACCTAAGGTAAAGTCCTGCACGTCTTCAAGATTTGAACGATCCTGAACTAAACCATTTGATGAGAAGTAAACCTTTCCGTCATGGAATAGATCTGAGTTTGCAGAGGTAGTTGGATTGGCAGCACTAGCATTGCCTTTATAGATAATCTGATCATCTTGATAAGACTGATTAAAGATGTTCGAGATATCTCTACTTTGGTTAAATGCTCGTGAACTTTGATTAGCCCGATTCATGACATTTTCAAAACTGGTATTGTTTTGAGCATAGTTCGAAATAAATGAATCTGGACTTGTGGCCCGTCTCATTTGTTCAACTTTCTCAACCCCTCCCCAATTTCTAATATCATCCTGAGACCAGACAATCTCATTTCTATGCACAGCACCAGCTACATCGTACTTTTTGCCTCTCCCTGTAAACCCGCCCTTTGCAAAACCTTTCGAGCCATCAACAATAACTGGATTTGTACCAGCACCATCTCTAAATACAGCAACGTCCTTCAGCAACTCCTTCTGAGCATTCTGAACAATACTGTTTGAAACATTATTGTTTAGAATTTTCGAGTTAGAAAAATTAGCTAAGTTCGATTTATTGGCAGTAAAGGATTTACTACTTTGAATCGATTTATCCAGAACGTTGCTAAAGCTTGAGTTATTCCCAGCGTGCTGGTTAGTAATGCTTTGAACATCTCCCGATCTTGAAACCGCATCTTTGCTTGGCTTGAGAGCATTAACGATAATCTGATTCTCTCGAGTAGGTTGATTAAAGATATTCGAGATATTTTGATTGTCATTAAAAGCTTTAGAGCTTAGGAATGAACGATTAAAGACATTTTCTGCTGAAGTGTTGTTAGTGGCATGGTTATTAATAAATGCTTCAGGGCTTGCACTCTTACGCATATTTTCAACTAAACCTACACCACCCCAACGTTTAATATCATCTTGTGACCAGACCACCTCGCCTCTATGGACGATACCTGCAGGTTCATATTTGCCACCAAATCCAGTAAAACCGCCACCAGAAAAACCCTGATCTTTGATAGCCCGGATATTTGCAATAATGCTGGCACCTTGTGCTACTGCTCCAGCAATTAAAGGCAAGTTATAAGGGAAACCAACTTTTGCAGCTGCTGCAATATTTTGCTGAATGGCAATACCGGCAGCAGCAATTGCATAAGCTTTATCCGCAGCAAACATGAGCTTGTAGGCTTTAGATTGCTCACCAAACATAGAACCAAACATCGATGTGACAGAACCCATCATTTGCCCACCAAGGGCAATTTGAGTGTTCAATCGATCTTGTTGATATTTGTCTTCAATATCCTTAGTGTTCTGGGCAAATTCATTGTAAATTTGACTTCTTTGCTCTTGAGCAGCTTGAATAATTGCGGTTTTCTGGTTTTCGAAGTCTTGTTGCTGAATTAATCCAGCTTCCATCTGCGCATTCAGACCATCTAAACCGCTTTGTTCGTCTAAATCAGCTGCACCAAATTTACTTTCGGCAAGATCATTTGCAGCACCCAGGCGACTAAACCGTTCCTGATCCTGTCTGTAGAACTCACTGGTACCATTCATATCAGCCTGAATACCACCCCAGTTCTGAACAGCGTTATTTACTTTGTCGCGTGTCTCTTTGTCCTGTGTAGCTTTAGATAACGCAATAAGTTTTTGACGCTCTTCTATGGAAAGTTTTGAGTTCTTAAGAATCTCCTCTCTTTCAAGTCTATAGCGTTCCTGCATAGCTTGAGTTTCGGAAAGCAAAGATAACCGGGCTTGAAATGCACGTTGTTCTTGAGCCAACTGCATAAGAGCGAGTTCTTGCTTATACTGTTCTTTGACTAATTCGACAGCCTGCTTTTGTTCTGATTTACTTAATTCAATGTCATGAGCTGCATTGAACTTTTTACGGTTAAAGCTCTCTTCAAGTAACTGTTCCTCGGTTTTCTGGAATTCCTTATAGTCCTCAAGTTTCGTTCTCAGAGCTTGTTTAGCGATAGCTATATCATTATCAGCACGGCGATTTATTTCCGCCTTGATTTCTGCTGTTCGCTCGGGACTAAAATTAGCTTTATCAACATCCTCCAATCTTGTCTTTCTATTATTGTTAATCCGCCCAACTTCACTAGCTACCTCATTTTCAAGTGACCGTTGAAGATCCTCTTGACGTTCAAGTTGTGATTGAATGTCCCCTGATGCCTTATCACTCCCTTTACTTGCTCCGCTCTTAACCTTGCTTTGCATACTTGGTGACTGATGAAGAAGTTTAAGTGTTACACCATCTTCAAAGATCACTTCACTGACATAACCACCACCCTTGCTGTCAAACCGCGTCTTAATGTCTTTAACAGCAACATTGGTCGTGATCGGTGTACCTTCAGGCATTGAAAAATCAATGCCCTTATGAAATGAAGAAGCCCCTTTAGTAGGGGCTTTTCGTGGACCGTAATTTGAACTGATCTTGTAGGATGACAATGGTTTGCCACCTGCTTGCAATCGGGCCAGATGTTCATTAGAAACTTTCTGGCCAGACATGGAACCACCATAACGAACATCAAGATGAGGGCCTGTACCAATACCAGATTTTCCTGACACACCGACTAGGCGTTTCGAAAGTTTTTGCTGTTTAGATAACTCATTCGTAGTTTCCTTTAATGCTTTATTCTTCGCATCAATCACATTCTTGTTTTGTTCCTCTATTGAAAGAGTCTGCAAACCAATCTGATATAACTCATTAGAAACTTCTACTCCGCTTTTCCGCGCCCAGCTTGCAGTTTCAACCATTTGTTTCACTTGTTCAGGTGAGTAACCCTTAGCAAGTAAACCTTTAGTAACCAATGCTTCAAATTTACGATCTGCCAATGAATCGGCATATTGTTTTTGAGCATTTTTAGCAGCTAATGCCGCTCTCTCGTTTTCATTTAAAGACTTGGTATTTTTATCAACTCCGACAATGGCATTTTCAGCCTTATTTCCTGCAAGTGTTACCTCAATACCAAACAGGCTATATGTTTGTTTTGTCTTAGCTGCTGTTTCTGCTGCTTCATCATAAGCATTCACTTGTTTAAGCAATGCATCCCGTAAATCGGACGGAATCTTTTCACCCTTTAATTGCTCAATTGCCTCAGTATAAGAAATGGTGCCAAGTCGTGCTTTATTTGAAATTTCAGCAACTTTAGCATTGCCCACTGCATAGTTCTGGATATTGATCAATGCCGACCCGACCGCCATTTCTTGCCGTTCTAACGCCTTGTTTTGATCTTCAATTGTCGCTGCTAAATCACCTAATTTTTCCTTACGTTGTTCATCATTAAGGGCTTTAATTTCGTCCTTAGTCAACTTTGCAGCTTCGGCTTGCTCTTTTAGCTTTGCAGTGGCTTCAGCAGATTTATTAGAGAAATACATATAAGTAGCGGCCAAAGCAGTAACACCTAATGTGATTGCCCCAATTGGACCACCAATCAATCCCCATGCACCGCTCACTAATCCTGCCATTGAAGCACTTTTGCCTTGTGCTAACGTAACGGCTTTCGTTGCGTTCTCAACATTATTAGCTGCAAGTACATACCTAGCACTAGCCGCACTTGCACCATATTTGGCTTGAGTTTCGGCATTTGTTGCTCGTACATTAACCAAATGTGCCTCAGCTTCTGCAAGCGCAGCTTTTGCACTTTCTATCGACTTTTGTCTTTGTAATTGTGATGCAGCATTGTCAGCAACTAAGGCCCCTACTTTAGTATTTAAAGCCGATACTTGTGTTGCGATTGCTTTGGTTAGTAATGCTGTGCCACCCAGAATAGCTACATAAGAGATTGATTCTAAATTTTCGGCTAGAACCTTAATTGAACCAGATAATACTTGAGCTGCCCCGCTTCCCTGGCTAGCTTCTCCGACAAATTTAGTAATCTCATTATTAAGAAGAGTTAATGACTGGCTGATCGTAATATCAGTTTTACCAAATAATGCATCTACATCAGACTCTACATTTCTAAGAGCTTTTACAATTTCTTGTGATGTAATTTTTCCTTCAGCTGCAACTGAACGTAACTCACCTACAGTAATTCCCATACCCTGAGCAATAGCTTTTGCTAAGGCCGGAGTTTGTTCCATGACAGAGTTCAGTTCCTCACCACGCAATGTACCGCTTGCGAGTGCTTGTCCAAACTGCATCAATGAAGCATCTGCTGCTTCTGCAGTTGCTCCACTAATAGCCACTGCTTTTGATACTGTTTCAGTTAAACGCGCAGTGTCGTCCATTGTTAGATTTAAAGTTTTGGAATTGTCACTAAAGCGCTGATACACCTGTAAAACTGAATCCCAAGTTGAATAGGTATTTTGAGCAATCCTGAATGTATCTTCAGTCGCCTTATTTAGCTCCGTCTGGTCTTTAGTAACTAGCTTTAAACGGTTTTGCAACCCTGTATAAGCATCAATTTTAGTAATGGCCGCATTGATCGTAACCAATCCTGCCATATATCCAGCCAAAGCCTTAATTGAAGTGCCAAATGAGTTAGCCGCTTTATCCTGTTTATCCAACTCATAGGTGGTGGCTTTAATTTCTTGAGCAAATTTATGATTTTGTTGAGTTGCTTGCTTAGTAACTTCAACTGTTTTTTGAACTGAAGTATTGGAATTGTTAACTGTGGTGTTAAAGTTTTGAACAATATTATTGGTTATAGAAAGCTGTTTCTCCATATCTTTTGATGTTTTAGATGCGGAATCACCTCGATCAGTAAATTTTGACAATTCTTCTGCCAAGGCTTTGACATTACGTTCAGCATTCTGTGAATCAATAACAATGACAAGACGAGATTCTTGTGTCATTTTACTTTCCTCTAGGCAATAAAAAACCCCGCATTGCGGGGTTCGTTGTTTCATATAACTTAATCTTTAAATGTATCAAGGCAGATCATTAATGCCTCGTTAGCAAATTCAGTTTCTGCTTCTTTCTTTTTTTCTTCACTATTCCAAAATGGTTGTTTATAAGCATCTTTTATTATTGCAATATAAAATCCTTTAATTGATTTATCTTTCAAATTATCTTCAATTTTATTAATTGAATCTTTTGCTTGCCCACCGTGTTGTCTCTTGTACATAATAGTTTTTGCGTACTCTGAAACAGAATCACAATATTTAATCTTTAGCGAACTATTATCTGCTAAAGCTAGACTCGGAATGCTCAAAAATAAACAAAAAAGCATTTTTTTCATGAAAATACCCATTTTAATAATGAGTAAAATTTAACAGCTAGTTCAATAAAAAACCACCCGAAGGTGGTTAAATAATTTTCAAATTATTCATCATCATTTGGCTCTTTTATTTTTTCCTCTTCTTGTTTTACTGGCACGGTTTCACACCCACCTAATAAAACCACCAAACCCAACAAAATAATCTTTTTCATTAATTTTTCCATTATCACAGTAAGGAGCAGAATTTAGCATTTAATAAAATGAACAACTTTAAATTACCGCAATTTTAAGATTCTTCTATCAGGTCATCTTTTAACATTTGCGTATTAATCCCAAACTTGGGATTTTTACATACATAATTAAAAACTGTATCCTCAACAGACCCGGGAACTATATTGCTTGGTCCTATTGTCGAATCACTAGTTTCAAGTATATTGCCTTGTTTATCATAAGCTATACCCTTAACCGTAGTGGATGTTCTTGAACTGCAAAAATAATAATCGAGTGTCTTATATTCCGTAACTACCCCACTATCTAACTGTTCTTTTATATTATTTACCTTTGACCAAACACTTACAGAATTATCATTTGAATGATAATTTAATGTTTCAATATCTAAATATGTACGTACATCATCTGTTGATTCCGCTACCAATTTCCAGTCTGCTGCATAACATAGATTAGAAGTTATAAATCCTATAGTTAAAATAAAAGCTTTCACGGAGTCACCCTTTTTTTAAAATGTATTAATTTAACAACCACATATTTATGAGGCAATAAAAATTACCATCTCTAGCATTTCTTATTAATAAATCAATTTTAACCACAATTAACTACAAAAGCTTTTTTATAGAAGCTAATCACAGCCTCAAAATCTCTAGTTAAAGTTTGTTCGTTGTAGTCTTTTGGTGAAAGCTTGAGTAGAGCTGGCATGTACTGTTTTTTGTAGACTTCAGGATATGTCTTGCATAATATTTTCCGCTTCTGATTCAGTGGTACGTTTCGATTCTCTAAAGCATCTAGCATCTTCCCTATTAGTTGGTCCGCACTCATGAACTGTGCTTCAGCTGAAGGAGGTAGCGCTTTATATTCAGCTTGTTTAGTGCAGCTAACTAAAACTACTAAAGAAATCGATAACCCCAATGTATATAAAAGTTTTACTAACATATTAATTTTCAACATAAACCATTGTTAATATTATATATTTCATTAAATAAAAATACATTAATTAAAATAGCCATCACGAAGATAGCTATTTCTTACTTTTTGGATTTGGTTGAGATCTTCTTAAGGGCTTCATCAATAAATAAATTGTCTAAAGCAAAAATACAGTCGTTAAAGATATGAGCATCAACAGGCAAATCATTATGCTCAGCATATACATTGATTGCCTGCTGGTCTAAGTATAAAGGTACACTTTGCTCATATCGTCTAGATCTAATAATTGTGCTAAAGGCAGCAAGAATTGAGTCTGCCGCATAAGAATATTCTGGTGGAACTGGAATATGTCCACCTAAGAACTTGATTTGTTCGATTTCGTGCGGCGTTTTCGACGCATAGGTCTTTTGGTACTTGTAGAGTTCGATGACTTTCCCAGAATCGTCGCCTTGTCTTTGTCAGCTTCTTCCTGAATTTTTTGCGCCTGCTCTTTAACGAATGACCAGATCAATAGGCCAATGTCACCAAGGTTAAGAAGCTTAGAAGCATTTTCTGGTGTATACGGTTTTTCAGACTCTACTGTTTCACCATCTTCCACTTCAGCGAAAACAACACCCTTCCAGTCTTCGATTAAATGAGCACCAGCCGCATCTAATAAAAGCTCATGATAGAGCTTGCTGTTTTCATCTCTTACCATTACATCATAGCCTTTTGATGTAATTTGGTTGCCTGCCTTCTCTAACGAAACTTGAAACGGTTTATAACCGATCCCACGAATTTTAAATTCTGCCTGCCCATCTGCTGTTTCAAATGTGCACCATTTAGATACTTCTGAGCTTCGTACAATTCCGACTTTTAAAGCCATAACTACCTCGAAAATTTAGGAATAAAAGAGCCCATGGGGTTCCATAGGCTTTAAGGTTTATTAATTTGAATTACACAAGAGCACGCACAATCGTTGGTGATGTACGAACTTGGGCAAAGTTGATATCTAGAGTGATGATGTCATCACCACCGCCGTCTGGGTGATTAGCTTCCATGACTTCAAGCTGCGGGAAGTTGAAAGAATATTTACTTCCTTTACTGTCTTTAATATCGAAAGTCAGAGTGAATACATCACGGGTTTTGATTGCATCAATCCACGCTGCCGCAGTTGCCGAGAACATGAATGAAGCATTCGCTTCAATATCCATCATCTTTTCTAAATAGAATTCTGGCGTGTATTTACCTGAACCAATACAGCGGATTGCTTCCAGATTATTGTTAAGTGAAAGCGTTAGTGACTGCATACATGCCTTACCTTGAATAGATTGACCATTCACAAGTAGGTTTTCTACGTTTGGCATACTGACCAATGGACGGCTTGATGCAGCTACTGGATTAACAACTGGGTTTACTTGCTGGCGGGTAAATGAATTACCAACCAAGCCAAAATTACCAGTAATCTTTCCTGTGGTCTGAATGGTAATTTCACCCGTATTTACCTGAACACCACGGTAAATAAAGACCTGACCAACATCTTCAAAGACTTTAACCAAGGTAAATGATTTACGTACGGTGCCGCCAAAGCTGAGGGCATTTGCTGCCCAGTTATTAAATGCAAGAGCACTTAAAAACAGATCAAATGTTCCTACAGATAATTCAAATTCTAACTGCCCTGCAACTTCGGCTTCAGTAACGACCCCACCTTGTCGGAAGCGTGAGTTAACAACTTCACTACTTTCTTCTGTTGAGACGTTTTCAGATAATCCATCACTTACACGGCGAACCGTGTACCAGATTGGGTTTGCTGGAGTGGTTCCTAAAACTGCTTCTTCACAAGCATATAATCGAATTTTTGCGCCTGAACTCATTTATAGTTCTCCAAAATTTAGGTATAAAAAAACCCGCTTCATCAGCAGGTTGTTTAAAAAATGGGTGTAAAAAAACCGCTAATTCAGCGGTCCTTTAAAGAGTTTTATCAGAGTTTGGGGATTCAGGCGGTTCTATACCAATTAGTGCTGCAGTTACTGCCACAGATAAATTGGTCGGCTGAAACTCTACTGGTGTTTCACTTAGTGGTTCTTCAAATTCAGGCTCAGGTTCTTCATATAAACGAATATCGATCCAGCGCCCCTCAGGAATATCAAGAGGATTACTTAGGTCAGCAACGACTGCTGCAAGCTCAATATCGAACTTACGTTTATAAGTCTTAATTGAAATATCACCGTTCTCTAGAGTTTCATAAACTACAGCAACAACAGTATTACCATTGGCATCTTTGGGAACTTCTACATACCAGCCTTCTTGAGCAAAACCAAGTGAGCCCTTAATGAGGTAATTGCCGACTCCCAACAATTCAAACGTTATTGGCTGCTTTTCCGCCTCCGTGTTCAATTCGATATGATCATTAAATAACTTAACAATTGGTGAAGCTGATTTAATGAATCCGTTACCATCTACAGTCGTGTTTTTCTGAGTCCACATTTTATAAAGTGAGTATGCTCCTGAATTAACATTGGAGTGTCTTACCCGATAATAAATTTCATGACTACTTGGCGCGGCTAAAATCTGTGCATGTACTCCACCACCTCTGGTCATCGTCAAACCACAACAATATGGAGGAATTGTCTCTGAAGCAGTAGTATTAGACCAAGCAAAACCATTGCCTGCTGGGTAATCTGTTGCATCTGTCTCTGTTAACACATAAGAACTAGAACCAGCAGCCATAACACCACCAAGGCCGAATGCTCCAACCTCCATGATGTTGCCGGCACTTGTCCCAACAGTTCGAGATGCAGGATTACTTGTAGGAATATTCTGAATTTGAGAAAAATTTGGAGTTAAGTTTGGAATACCTGAGGCAAAAGGCAGCATGAATTGCCGTTTACCTTGCGCTGAGTTATATGGGAAAGGCCGGTGATCCCAACTGAACTTAAATAGAAGATTTGCCATTACGCAGTTACCCCATCAATCACTTGGAAAGTCAAAGTTTCAGTATGTTGAGTTGTGCCACTCACCACTGCTTTAATATCCATTTGAACTAAGCCCAAAGGCCAAGCCGCTGTACTTGTTCCTGACTTCACATTCAGCCAACCTTTTTGAGTGCTCTGACTTAATGCAGCACAAGTTAATGTACCCACAGCGGCGCCTTCCAAAGTCTTGACCTGTGAAGTGAATGTATACCCTGTTAGATCAATCGCACGGCGAACATCATCAGGTGGATATTGCAAAGCATCATCCATATCTACTAGCTGCAAATTCAAGTTGAATGTGTCACCACGCTTAAAGACAAAATTGCTCATAAGTGATTCCTATTGACATAAAAAAACCACCGATGAGGTGGTAGTGAGTAAAATGAAAAAAACCGCTCTAAGGCGGTCTAGTAATTCTTAAGTTTAAGGTTTGTAATCCAGATCTACACTTACGCCTGTCACGACATTGTGTTTTGATTCTCCCTTGTTATGCACATTAGCCAATCGAATATTCACATCTGAAACACATAGCTTGTTTTCACTTTGCCATTTGATCAGCTCTATAGACATAACCTTTTCTAAATGACACTCCAGCTCTTGTCGTTTAAATTCGATTTCTTCTAAAGTCAGCATGCAAGACATATCAATTCACCTTATAACCAATCGTCACATTATACTGAATGAAGTCAGCATCTTGCCCGATAAAAATTGATTGTCCTTGTAAACATTCAAGATGATCAGTGGTGAAATATTCAAAATGCTGAAGTAAAGAATCGCTTAGCTCAGTTAAACCTTTCACACCACTGTGATGACGTGCAAAGCACTGGACCATGATATTACCGGTACGGCGCGTACATGGTTTATCAGCAACTCCTGCCACAAAACTCGGTCCACCTGCAATCGTTAAGCGGCACCACAAGCCTTCCTTCGGTACTTTAAAGCCTGGTGCATTTGGATACTGGATTCTGTCCTGAGAAATACCCGTAAAGCTTTGCATTCGATCGATAATAGCTTGCCTTGTCTGCTCTAAAGTCATTGCCATATTAGCCACCATACTTCTGAGAAATAAAGGTAAAGGTTGTGTTGTAAATACCCTGAGGTGCTTGATCGGACCAACCGTTCTCTAAGCGTTCAGCATATGGCTTATTGTTCTGTATGTAGACTAAATTGCCCAACTTAAATTTAACAGCTTGAATTGCTGCATCTTGCACTGCGTTTGTTTCAGGTCCACGTACACCATAGTCACCAGATCCAATCGAAACAATATGTGAAGCTCTATAAGCTCCAGTATCTACAGGACTTGAAACTACTAAAGACTGAACAGCATCCATAGTAATTTTCTTTACCCTATCCTCTGCTGTTTTAGCTACATCAAAACTAAAATCAGTTGGCTTTTTCCCCTTCCAGCCCATGTTCTACCTCGCTTTCCTCATACATTTTAAAAAGATCTTGAGCGATCGCTTGAATTGAATATGCTTCAAATTCTGAACTAGGCTCTTTTTCTCCCATGAGCTTTTTAACCTTCTGCCAAACATGAACCGCTTCATGCAAAAGCAGTCCATAGACTTCTATGGACTTTCTTGCAGAAGTATCGCCAAGCTGGACAACGGCATATGCTCCATCAGAATAGTAACTGACTTGAGCTGCTGCGCCTTCAGCAGACAAGAACGGATCAACCTTATTCATATCCTCAAATAGAAGATCCATATGGATTTGGTTTCGAGCTAAAGTGTATTGAACATGTTGGAATGGTGAGATATGCCATATAGGAACGTAATCTGTGCTAACCATGGTCTAACCTATCAACTTGGCAAAGGTGTTTCAGATGCCTCTCTGCCATCAAAAGCGTTATGAATAAAAATGCCATCCACATATTCAGGATGGCATTCGCAATGAAAAAATGAATGAGGTTTTAAATCATCATCAGGTACAACCTGAAAGCTGTCATAGACCTCATGTGCAGTCCACGTCATATTTACTCCAATAAAAAACCCACCGAAGTGGGCAATTCAAATCTCAAAATGCAATTTACATAAGGGAAAATTTTTTGAACACAATAAATGTATTACTGTTCTTGAAGTTGCCGAAGTATATTTAAGGTTAATTTTTCCTCAATTTCACTTCTAAGCTTTGAATATAAAATGATTTTATCTTCGATAATTTCAAGTAATTGTAAATACTCAGAATAACTATCATTCAGCTCATCATGTATATTCGCAAAATCCTCTAATACATCTTTAATCCAAGGTGCCATAGGGAGTAACTGGTTTGTTACTACTCCAAAATACCTAAAATTATCAATTAAAGTATTAAATTCATCTTGAATTAGATTCACTTGCTTAAAAAAACTTAAGATTAAATGTTCATTCTTTTGAACAATTGGATGATCTAAACCAATAGGTAATCTAAAAGGATCCAGTTTATTCTTAGCTTCATCAGGTAATAAACATTCAAGTTCCGTATAAAGAAAACCAGCCTGATCAATTTCCTTAGAAAATTTTTCAAATTGATTAAAAACCTTTAAACCAAATTCATTCCGTACTTGTTTATTATGCTGCTCTCTCCAGTCAGTAAATAATATAAATGCTGCACCAGGAGCTAAAAAAGCAGCTGTAATTGTTAAACTATCTTTTAAAATTCCATTTATTTTAGGCAAACTAATAATTTCACTTAGCCATTTTGTTTCAAGAAGATATGCAATAATTGTATAAAGGACGAAAAAAACAATTGCGTAAAATACAACATCCTTCATCTTTTCATTTAAAGATCTTTTCAGCATATATCCCCCTATTTTAGAGGGATATTAGATCAAGTATTTAAACCTTCCTCAACTGACATTTCCAAATAGTGCTAGCTGGATCTTGCTGAATATGAATTACTCGAAATGAACCTAAGGCTGTAACCCACTCATCTTCCATTTTAGGTACCATGGTCACTTCATTTTGAAGCACGGTCGCTTTCTTATCTGTGGCCAGTACTCCAAGCGTCTGAACCTCATATTGACTGTATGAGCCAAACAGAACACCACGACCAGAATAGTTTTCTTTAACTTCAACATGAGTTTCAGTTTTAGGATCCCAATTCGTTTTAGATACCCGTTCACACGTGAAGGTATGAACGGCGTCTGCTAGATCTTCACTAAATGCTTCAGCAATATCTGCCTGAATTTCGTCACGTAAGCCCATTAGATTTTCCTAACAAAAAATACGCGTTTGCGTTTGCAATATGGTTTGATCAAATCAAGTATGAATTGTTCAGTTGCATTAAGTTTTACCGATCCATCCTGATACTCTTTTTCTGACTCTACTGTATCTGCCTTTACCTTTTTGCGCTTCAAGGCTGGTTCCTGACCTTGATACAGCTCACCCTTCATAATTCCCTTGATGATTTGATAAGAGGCTCTTTTGAGGGGTTGAGGTACTGTAGTGACATCTTCATAAGGTTTAACATTACGCGCTAATAGATAAGCCTCGGACATCTGAAGATAATCAGCCTTATCACTGTCAGATAAAGCATCAAAGCCTGCTACACGTTCAATCGCTTCTAGTTCAGTGATAAAGCTCATGGATTATTCCTTTGGTAGAAGTGCTAAAAGCTCATCTTTTTTAGCACCTGATTCAAATGCAATACCCTTTTCAGTTAACACAGCTCGAAGCTCATCAACTTTAAGTCCGGCATAATTAATAGGCTGCACTTGGTCATCACCAGTGTTTTGATTACCTTGATCTTGCTGATTGTCGCCATCTGGCGTTTGTTTTCCTTCACCCAATTCAAGCTCAGCAATACGTGCTTTCATTGCTTCAGGATTATTCTGGAATGCAATAAATTCACCTTTCAATGTTGCTAGTTGTTCTTCTAGCTCATTAATTTTAGCTTCAGTCATTTGTTGTCTTTCCCGTGCACGGTTAAATGATGAAAGTCCCATTTGAGGATCTCCAAAAAAGTTAAGGCGGTGTTACCCGCCTTTTTGTTATTTAATCTTGTGCTTGAATGCCACAATACGAATTTGTTTAGGATCGTATACACGCTCCCAGTTAGTGTCAGTTGCAAGCCCAGAATTTTTAGGTGCAATACCTGTTGATCCTGCCCATTTAATACCCCGTGGATGTAGTACAAAGTGACGGCGGTTAATCAAGATATCTACACCTGCAAGGCTATCGCGATCAGTTTCAACCGCATTTGGTGCACCAATATCTTGGAAGCCAACAGCACCTTGACCAAATAGGAAAGAAGTAAATACATCACCATCAACGGGCATACCATCATCAACAATCACACGGCGATCCATGAAGGTTTTATAGAGTAAAACCCCATCTGCATCACGCACGGTTTCAATCAAACCCTGCTTAGATAAAGCTGACATGGTGAATGAATGCATTGAAATCGCCGTTAATTTATCGACCGCATCGCCAAGCTTATATGACGCATCGACAAAAGAATGACCATCAATAACTGCTGCGGCCCCTACGCCAGCTGAAATATCATGTACGTTACTTGCCATACTTGAAGCACCAAAAACACCTTTGAGGGTATTCACGGTAAAGCCCTGAAACTCACGGGCCCAATAATCTGCTACCAGATCACCAACTGCGCCAAGTGGATCGTCCCCAGATAATGCCTTTGCTAAATCGTTAGCACCCCATGCCTTACCACGGGCATGAAGAATTGCAATATCCTGACCTGAAGTGATGTTATTTACAGTTAAAGGGGTTTGATCAGAGAGAACTTCAGATTCACCACTTAAGTCGTTCCAAAAAGGAATATTTACAGTAGTACCACCCTTCGTTCCGAAAGCTACATCTTCTTCAAGATCCCCAACAATGCCAGACTGCCATAAGGCAGATTTCTCAGCGGTTTTATTTAAAACATACGGAGTGAATAACTCAGGTACGATTACATCAGCAATTTTGATATCACCCATTAGGCTTTACTCCTTAAAGTTTAATATTGTGTTTTGCTGCCAGCTCTTTAGCTAACTGCGGATTTTCATTTCGTAATTGCGCCAATTTGGTTAAGTTCACTGAACCATCTGGTTTGAGAATGTCGACCTGACATTTTGTATTGGCACTACCTGGTGCCCCCATACCATTTGCTTTAGGCCAGTAGTACGGCTTTTGTTCTCGTAGAGATTCAACCCACTCTTTTGGCGATAATGCTGTCTGGCCATCTTTGCCAATGATCACTTCGCCGTTTTCGTCAACAGCAACCGCTTTGCCGCTTTCATCTAATGCAAACTTTGTCTTAGCTAAAAATGCAATATCACCTGTTGCTTCAGGCAATGCTTCAAGCTCTACAGCTGCTTGAATGATTTGCCCTTGAATTACTGAGTCCTTAAACTTATTTGCATAAGCTTCAGCTTTGTCGGCACGGTCTTTTTCGGCTTTAAGTACTTTTTCGTGTTCTTCACGCATCTTCTCGGTACGCTTCTGAATCACTTCAGTAATTTTACCTTCTGCGATTAGCTTGGCTTCTTCATCTTGATCAAGTTGAGCAAAGACTCTTTTGACGATTTCAGGGTCGATACCTTCAAATTGAGATTGAAGTTCCTGAAGTTTTCGTTTTGCATCCTTAGCGGCATCACGCTCGCTTTGAAGTGCAGTTTTAAGTCCTTTAGGATCTTCGTAACCATCTAAGTCAAGTCGAAACTTCCCGTTTTCCTCAACATATAAAGCGCGGTGCTCTTCTTTGATGGCATCAAGTGAATCAACAATAAATGGCAATGACATGTTCAAACCTCTCGTTTGATTTGGATAAAGCCTTATCTCAAGGCATTAAAAAAGCGCCCATAAGGACGCTAAATTTCGTTTAAATAATTAGTTAGTTACTGACAGCTTGGCGTACAAATGCATCTTTAGCTTCAAGTAACTTTCGTAAACCCGTTGATTTTTCAGGCCCATCAGGTAGTAGTTCATCCATTTGCTTAGCTAAATCACCAATTGGCTTACTAACTTGCTGCAAATGTGTTGGTAAATGTTCGTACTTAAAGTATTGGATAATTGGACTTGGCATTCTCTTACTCAACAAAAAAAAGCACCCGAAGGTGCTATTGAATTAATAAATTGGATTAATTAGAAATTGAGGTTTTAACTGTCACACCTGTTAGAAAGTGTTTTTCAGAACCACCTAAACATGAAGCACTTGAAAAATTCGCATAAACATCTTGAACATTTACGCCTGTATCTTTTTCAAATTTACTGATTAATTCAGCAATATGACCTGTTAGTGTTCTTTCTAACTCTTCTTTTCTCTTTACATATTCAGCAACTGATATTTCTGACATTTTTACCACCTTTAGCTACGTTTTCTTTGCTTGAGTCCATCTAGGCTCATCACCTACTAAACGAACACCATTACCGCCATAAGCTTCAAAAGTCACAGTAATTAATGCTGGTCCACCTTGATCATTACTAATCATCTGTACTTCTCTTTGACCAGCTAGGGGTAGACCTGTTTCTTCATCACATATAACTAAATAACCTTTTAAGGTCGGGTGACGCTTAAGTACCAAATGTCTTGATTCACTCATAAGCCCAATTCCTTAAATGTCTGCTCGTCCAACTTTCGAAGTTGGTCTAATGTGTATAACCGTCCATCCGGATCGAAGAACTTATCAAAATCGAATTTCCCATCTTTATAGAGCTTGAAACGCTTTGGCCCCAACCATTCTTTTTGAAAGAAATCGTCAGTCTTGCCGAAGAACTCTTTGAATGTAGTGTTTGCATCCAATTGCCCGATTAACTGACTACGCTCATCTTTAGGGATGTCTTTCACTGGTCGCTCATCCATCACAAACGGACGCTCTCCAGCAAGTCGACCATCTTTCTCGACTGGTACCAAGATACTGCGACAGTTCCGATGTAATGGCGGTACTCGTTTTGCCGGATCATCAATTCTCCAGACCGTGCCATCTAATGATGCGCAAAGTTTTGTAGTTCTCCCATCCAACACACTGACAAAACGGACATACTCATAACCTAGCTGCTTGAAGGTATCTAAATACGTTTGATTAGCTACATGATTGCGTAACGTTCTTACAGTCTGGTCAATGTCTGACTTAGTGCTAGTTAAAAGGCCATCTTCATAATTAAGGCGCTTGGTACCACGAATGCGTTGAACAATTTCCTGATTCGTTTTACCGGAGTTAATCCCATCCCGAATTGCATATTCAACTTTTTGGCGAGCAGTTTCGGCAATCTTAGTAAGTAGATCTTCTACCAGTGCCCCACCTACTAAGGGTGCTTTTTTAGCAGCTGAATACAGTTTTTCGCCATTTGGCTTTTTAATTTTGCCGCCGTACAGCTTTGCTGTGTAATTAGCTTCATAAACAGCTAATGCTGTAGCTGAAACGGCGAATGCTTCCGGTAATGAAGTACTTACTACCGCAAACCATTGAGAAATTAAATCCCGTATCTCTTTAAGGTTTGTCGTTGTGTATTGCCCACCAGCAAGGGCTAACTTTTCAGAATTATTTAATTCATCCAACAAATCCCGTAGCTTTGCCAGCATTACTGCTGACTCGCGATTAAAGATTGTTAATAATTCATTAACTGATTGAGAAGAAGCCCGATATAAATACGCCTGGTGTTGTGTAAGTACTTCAATCAATGATTTTTCTATATTAGAAGCCATTTAACACCTCTAAAGCGGAGCGTTATCCCGCTCACTTTCAACTCGCTTCAGCTCTTCCTGAAAATCATGAGCTGGTAACTTGCCAGTAGCGATATATTCCCAATACGTATGGAATGAGTTCTTTCCAGAAATGGCACCTTCATAAAGTTGTTTAGCCAAATTGATATCGTATTGCTGGACAATAAACTCAGGCTCTACCGTAAATGCATTTTTGGAAGGATCCAGCTTAAGCCACTGAGCGGCATATTTAATGGCTTGATCAATTGCAGCAGCTGCACACATTACAATGCTATGTAAGCTTGCATGCTGATCATCCTGACGGGCACGGCGTGCTTCACCTGATTCTTGTGTATTGGTGTCTACAACTTTAGCTCCAGCTTCAAGCGCTGCATTCTTCTGAGAATCCATTTCCTGTTTGGTTAATTCAATGCCACTGCCAGAAATTTCCAAGTAACCGCATTGTGATTCCTTAGGCAGACTCCAGACAGCCATAACACCTGTAACACTAATATCTGCATCATCATCGTCAATGCCATTAATCCAAGGCTGAGGATGGGCTGTGTGATGAAGTGACTGGAAATAATCAGCGCTAAGCTGAAAATACTTCAGAGCTGCTTTTGCCATAGTTAAAAGTGGAACTGTGCCCACATCTGGCGAATTATCAGTGGTACCGCAGAAAACGAACGGCGTAAAAGAAAGCTGATTACCACCTAGATCGGGCGTTTTATCTTCTTCAGTAGAGCCATCAAACAATCGGACTGCTAAGGCCCCGTCATTCATAGATAAAACGCGGTGTACTGTCTTCGTATCATGGCCAAACTCATCTTCACTATTATCAAACTGCTCCTCGAGCACTAATAGCTTCAGATCCTTACGACCACCAATACTGTTTTCTTTCCAGTTGATGATAGATAAAGCATCATATAGCGCAAAATAAGGAACACTTTGATCGTCGACATCCACCATCAATCCGCAGCGGCCATATTCCAATAGCTCCAGACATATACGAATAAAAAGCTGTTTTAATCCAAATCCATCATTAGTTGCATTATCAATCAGTCCTTTGAGCAAAGAGCTTTCAATCACAATGTTTGGCTCAAGCTTAGAAACTAGACCAATCATCGTGCGTAATGAATCTTGAACCCATAAAGGATACTGTGCGCGACTAAGATAGGCTTTATAAATCTCTCCAGTCGTATCTCCCTGCTTTTCAGCCTCAATCATGCCAGCCGATTTAGCCAGGTACTTTGTTTGTTCCTGTTTGATTTGCTCTTCGCCAGCTACGGCATCACGCATAATTAACCAGGCTTTTTGCGCAGCAATATACTGCGGATGTTTATCAGTAACTGCCATAAAAACACCAATAAAAAAGCACCTAAAAAGGTGCGTTGTTTAAGACATTCCTCGTATCCTTCGCATTCCCATTGATTTTTTATCAATCGGAAATAGATAAGCGATCGGATAGGTTCCTGCATCATTCATGTGGTCAAACCCTGACTTTTTATCAGGCTGCCCATAATCATCATAAATTTGACGCTCTAAGCATTTAGCGAAGTGCGGACATTTTGTTACGTTCACAAAGAGTCTGCGCTCAGATAAGGTATTACAGAGCCTGCTGTTCATTGAGTTGATACGGTCTTTAACCGCAGGGTTTCTACTGTTCACAAGGACTTTAAATCCTGCTTTTCTGAGTAAAGCTAGATCCGTTTCGCTCGCATTACTAGACTTTCGATTCTCACCTGAAGCATCCGGATATACAGCTATTTCATGATCAGGGTAACGCTCCTGAATAGCCTCAATCATTGCCGGAGTATCAAAGAGATTCACGAACTCATCAACAGCATGCATCTGCTCACCACGGCGGACATATACAACAGCAGCCATTTTGGTAACGTTGAAGTCCATCCCCACATGAAGTACATCATTTGCCTGAACTGTTTCTGTAGATGCACTTAGTAAGCGATTAAAACAATAAAAGATAACGCCCTGGTAACTCTCAAAACTTGCCTCATATTCCTGACTAAATGTCTTCGGGTCCATCTTGCGTTTAGCAACAATGATCTCAGACTCAGGAATATTTCCCCCTTGTAAAGATGTATATGAAAAGCTTTTACAGTCTGGTTCATGCCCCGGTTGACCATCCATGAATGTGTCATAACAATGGTTAAAACCTTTGGGTGTTCCTATCCTTAAAACATGGCCACCGACTCGCTGTACGCCGTTGACTACGTATTTACAAGTTGAAAGCATTGGACGAAGTACTTCTTCCCACGCCGCCCACTTACAATCTGCCCATTCATCAATAATAAGAAAAAATAAGCCAGATCCACGAAGGTCATCATAATTGTCCAGACCTACAACGCGGATAACATGGCCACTTCTTAAAGTGATTGAACATTCAGTCTCATTTGGCTTGCCAGCTCTCCATGATGCTGGGATTGCTTGTTTTAATCGCTTCCAGAAAACCCGTTTAGCTTGCTTAAATGTTGGCGCTGCATACCAAATCTCATCCTCGACAGAAACATTCCATTTTGCTGCTAATCTTGCGGCTCTACGCATTTCGGCTTTAGCTAGGAAAGTCTTACCAAAACGTCGACCACAAACGGCATCACGAAATCGGGCTTCTACTTGCCAGCCCCACAAATATATATTTGCCTGCTTTGGTGTTAATTGAACTGAACCTTCAGGAGGATTAAAGAATTGGCTCATTTGGTATCTCCTCATCCGGATTCAGCACAAGCTTGTAATCCTCCTCAGGTGGTCGATACTCAGGCGGGTTTACTTCGCGCTGTAACTTCTGAAGTTCTAATTTTTTAATTTCTAGCTCAACCTTAGCTTTAGACTCGCCATCTTCAGAACCTTTACCCTTGTTTACCTGATCGCCTTTCTTGTCATAAAACCCTTTCGTGATTTTTTGCATCTGGTCTACGATCTGGATTGTCATCCTCACATTATTCTTTTTAGACCACAGCAGATCATTCAGGATTTTCAATTGGACAATGTCATTCACTCCACTGATTTTATTAAGTGGTTGACTTAGATACTCATCCCGAACTTTCTCAAAAAAATCTTTAAATTCCTTACTTAAATCTCTACCTGCAACTTTAGTTGGATCGTAAGATTCAACTTGTTGACGTGAGACATTAATATCAAATTCTTCCTTGACGAGTACTACTGTTTCTTGAGGTGTATTAAAAACAGCAAGTGACTGCACAATAAAGAGTTTTTGCTTTTTATTTAAAGTCGCCATTTCTCTCTATCCGTCAAGGTACGTCAAGGAAACATGGCAAAAAAAATGAGCCAAACGGCTCAACTTATCAAACATGTCCCACAGCACTTGGAAATATTTACATCTGATACAAACGGCGCTTGCTTCGCCACTTCAATTAGTCGCTTCACGTTCTCGTCTGCTCCCCATCTTTTAACTACACCTACAAACTCTTCAACGTCATGCCCAGCCAAATAATGTTTTGGTAACCCTGTCATATCACTGTATAGAGGCTCGCCGTCTTCATCTCGCTCAACGCCGATGTGATAAAGCTCATGCTCGATTAAAGCGCAAAAGTCTCGGTCTGTAGCTTGCTCACAGTAACTAGCATCAATAGTAATAAGATAAACAGGAACAAAGCCAAACCAATCACGCATCTGCTGCTCTTGACGAGCTTTCTTCCATCCGCCTTGATTGAACATTACCTTTTCGCATTGGCCTAAAACCATACGCTTTTTAGCCACACATGCTGATGAAGCCCAAACACAGGCTAGAAACTCTTCATTATCATGAAGCAGCTCAGCAATATGGTCATGATCGGGATTGTGAAGAGGTCCACCAATAGTTAAAAAGTTTGTGATCACCCAATTCATTAGGTCTGGTGCTGGAGCCAATCTAATAGCTTCATCTTCTTCGGCTTTATCAATCAAGTCCTGTGGAGGAAATGGTCTGATCTGTTCCATTTTCAATTCTCGCTAATTCGCTTCTTATCCAGTTGATTGCATAACCTGATTCAATTTGATGAGGTTCAAGACGCTCAAATACATAACCCCGATCTAGAGCTAGATCATACTTACAAAATGAATTTGCGATCTTCCTTCCGCCTCTTCCTACAGCCCAAGGGCTACCAGCAATTTCTATAAGAAGATTCAACTTCACAATATAAAAATCGAACCGCCAATTTTTGGTTGATTCAAATTGAAATTTTCGTCGATAGCCAATTCGATGCTCTTCTAATTCTTGAAATAAGGTTTCTTCAACTTCCAGATATTTTTCTTTAGCCTTTGGCAGTGGCCTACTCTTGGGTTTGTTTTTAGGTTCTTTTTTCCGTGTAAGCCAAAAGTATTCGTTAGCTTCCATATTTCACCCATTAAAAAACCTCCCGAAGGAGGTCAAGTTTATATTTTTTAAATTTATTTTAGAGATTTTGTTTTTTCCCACTCTATTTTCAATAATTTTCGGATTTCTGCTCGGAAACTATTATAATCGCGAGCAATTAATCCTCGTATATTTTCACTATTACCAATTGCGATACATTCTGGGAACTGAACTCTGATAATTTCATGAATATTATTCATTAAATGGAGAATTTTTTGCTCATTAACACCTTCAGGATTAAGTAAAAACTCAATTTTCAAAGATATTCTTGTAATATTTATACTCTCTTGAGCTGATTTTTCTAGAAACAATTCATGATCATCTTTTAATCCAGATTTAATCTCTTGTCTTTTCTTTATATACAAACTAGTCATTTTAGACAAACTTTCTAAATAGAGTGTTGAGGTATCACGCAAGTCATTTAACCAAACCTGCCTGCTCTGAAACACCAGCTCCTTTCTTTTTAGTTCTTCTTGCATTGCTAAAGATTCTTTGTTGGATTTGATCAGATCATTTGTATTGTCTTTAGCCGCTTGGATACTTGCACTAATTTGCGCGACAGTAATTTCAAATGATTTGGTTGTTAAATCAAAACTCTTTTTACCATACCACCATGCTAGGAAAACCCCCACTAAGGCAAGAATAACCCCTACCAAAGCAGCAATAACAAATGAATAAATTGCAGTTGTATCTGTGGATGCAAAAACAAATCTGGTGTTTTCAGTTGTTTGAATAATTTTTTGAGGAAGCGTTTGCATATTTTAGTATTTAATTAAAAAAGTAAATTAATTATATGCTGGATATTGAATTTTAAAAATAAAAGCCCCGCCAACATTCGATATTTAGCGGGGCCATTGCGCCGATACTTACGGCAAACGATAAAACTAACTTTTAGATGATCGAAGAATCTCTAATACTTTGTTTGATAGATCATGAAGATCAAAACCATGCGGATGCCAGAACTGATACATAACATTGTCGCGGTTATAAATTTGCAGGTAATAAGTTGATGGGTAGCTTGGGTCAATTTCTGAAGCCTTAAATATCTTCACATCTTTTTCAATTTCTTGACCATCTAATTCACCACCAACACAAAGTGTCATTTTGTTTACCAGTTGAAATTCATGCTGGACTATAACACAAAAGAAAACCTCCCGAAGGAGGTGTTAATAACTTTCAAATAGCTGAGATAATCATCTCAATATAGCGAGGAAGTTCAAATTTTTTGTAGATGGATAATCACTAAATCTAATAACCCGATCAACAAGTCTGTAAGACCATTTTGCAAATTCTTCCACCATGGAAATTAGAGCAATGAAACTAGGGTGATTGAAAAACCCGTTCAATATATTAATGGCGGAGCCAACAATATGAGTTAACTGAAGTTCGCTTTTATACTGCACTGCCATATTTTAAACCATTAAAAACTGAATAGATTAATTTTTACCCTAAAATCGAAAGATTTGCAAGCACAATATTAAAGTAAGTTATTGATTAAATAAGATAAAATAACATATGACAACACTTATCCACACACAACAAAAAAGCCCATCAAACGATGAGCTTTAATACCAGTGCTTTAATTACACTTCGAACACTGTAACACGAATATGCCACACCCTGTATTTACAGTCAAGAAGATTGATTTTCAACTACTACTATCTTAATGAACTTTTCAATTTGAAAATGCGGATAACGTGACTTGATAAAGGCTAAGCCACATTTAATGTCCTGTTGAATTTGCGAACCATATGTATCACTACTCTTTGCAATATCACGAATTGACTCACCCATAACGTAATGCCACCAGATCGCCCCAATCCACTCCTGAAGTACCTCATCATCTATAGATTGAAGATCAAGTATCAATCTATGGATTGCACGTGCTTCGTTATCGTTTAACTGACAGCAAGTACCCTTACGGCGAGTACACAAGCGATCTTTTAAATTTTCATCGCTCATATACATAGCCATTAATTTTTCACGTTGCTTTTGAGTGATGCGTTTAGTTGGCATGGTTTTAACGACTTTGACCATTGTTTCAGTATCACCGTTTAGCCATGCTCCAAGCTGGCGGCACCATTCTTCAAAACTATATTTAGACCAATCGACCGTTTGTAAAATGTGTTGTACTGGCATATTCATAATCACCCCACCAATTGCTCAATTTGTTTAATCGCCACGCCTGCTTTAACTTGCTCTGTACTGAACCGTAATACTGTAAAACCCATCATTGCCGCTTCGTTGTATTTTTCCATATCCCCCAAATAGCCTTTACCCCTTGTGTGACGTCCACCGCTCCATATCCCGCCTTCAACCTCGATCAAAATCTTTTTGCCTGTAATTAAAAAATCTGCTCTCCATTTACGTGTTGGATGGAATTTGTATTCCTGTTCAAAGCCGATCTTGTGTGTTTTTAAGTGCTGTACAAGCGTTGCCTCGCCTTCACTCACAACTCGTTCTTTTTTTACTGAAACACGGCGCTTAGGTTTGCTCCGTGGTTTTGCATAAAGACGTTTGTAATCAGCAAGGCTCATTGATGACATCAAGCACCACCCTTAAGCAGTTGATCCAATTCCCTCGCAAAATGGCTATACATCTGAGACTTTTCAAAATCTCTGATACGACTCAATTCATGCGCTTCAACTCTGTATTTTTGGGTTATTTCATTTAATGAGTTTTTGAGCTCATCCAATAAATCAAACCGTGGCGGCACACCTAAAGACGGTTTCAATAATTCCCCGCCATTATCAGTAAAACCTAATTTGATGAGTTGACCTTTAAGCTGATCCGCCTTAGCTTGCTGCTCTTGAAAAGCCCACCATGCCGCAGTCAATAGTTCAGCATCTCGCACTCTTAAGCTGTTATTTGATGAGTAACAATTCAACTCTTCATCGAAATGCATCAGCGTTGAATAGAAATATTTAAATGTTTTTGACCGCTCAAACTCTTCTCTACACTTATCCATTGCTCACCTCATATGATTCAAAGAAAAACGTGACAGGCTTTTGAATGAACTCAACAAGACCAAAGCGCATCAAATGGCGGATCTGCGAGCAATCGCGAGGTACTTGGATGTCGCGATAATGAGCTAAAAGATTTCGCCACGACTCTAAAGACAATGAACGCTTGTTGTGATTACATGCAGTGCATGCTGGCATTAAGTTTTCGTATGTGTCGTTTTCAGGCTTTTCTGGCATACCTGTGGTTAAATCACGAACTACTGCTACCAAATGATCTGCATGCCATTTATCGCCAAGCACTTCCCCACAGTAGGCACAATGGCCGCCAAACTTGTGTTTGAGTTCAGCACGTTGATGTTTATTTAATTTCATGGCTGCTCCCTTGATTGCGATAAACTCGCTCACCATCTACCGTTCCAAAATCACAGAGCAAACAAGCTACATCAAAGCCGTGTTCGCATTTCGGCTGATAGATTAATTCGTAGTCTTGAATCCACTGATCTAACTCTGCGATAAAGATGAACTCTTGATACAAATCAAGATCAACACCCCTGTCCATGTCTACCCATTCACGTTTATCAAAATCAAAACGAATGTTTGGGCTGTAAAAATAGTTTTTAGTTATTGGTGAATATGCATCACTATCAATTGGTGCGTGGTTGAGTATGAGTTGCGCCCAAGCCAAATTATTGGAACCCTTAAATTCAAAATTTGATAAATTATTGATACCTTCTACAGACTTCACCATGCGCTTCAGTTCGGAAAGATCAAGTACCAGCTCATAAACCGCTTCCAAATCACCTACACAATGCAAGTCCGCTATTTCCCAATCATTCAAACTGTGAGAAAAGTAAGTGTGGAACTCTTCAGAGAAGTACGTATCTGTATCGAAAACATAATGAGTTGCTGTCTTGTCAGGCACACCCTTAATAACTTTTTCAGCCGATTTCAGCCCATTGTCACGAATGAATTTAGTTTCTTTCATGCATTTGCCCCATCAATTAACTGCTGAATATTTCTAGGAATAGGCATTCCTTCACGGCGGCACATTTCTGCATATTCATATGGATTGTCAAAAGGATCTGGTCCCAACTCTTGTTTGATTTCAGGCTCTTTTTCCTTGGCTTGAAGCTTTTGAACTGGTGAATGTTTACGACCATTGATTTTCAAACGATTCATCAATGAGTTCAGATGCTGCTTTGCAACGTCATTAGTTACAGGAACGTGTTTAGGCTCTTTATGCTCCAGTTGCAGTGGTGGGGTGTAAAATTCTTGCTGACGGCCTTTTAATTGAGCCTTAGCCACCATCACGTTGTAGGTGCCGAAGAAATTATCTTGAGCCGCTCTCATTTGGCCCGCTTCGATCAAATACATAACTTCGTCTAATGCGTACTTTGTGATTTGGGTAATCACAACTGAACGGTCTGCTGTGAATTTACAAGCGCGTGACCAAGCTTCCTCTGGAGACATCCAACTTTCCCCGATACACCATGTGCGGAATTCAGCAAACGAAGGCATGAAACGGCCACCAGCTGTAAGTAATCGACCAAGTGCATTGTTAAACTGATTTTGCTGAACACCTGCAAGTGTTTTAAGTGCAATCTGCTCTACAACTGCCAATGGAATTGCGCTTTCACCTGATACTGGGAATTGCTTGTTGAACTGAGCAGCGTAAACAGTGCGAAGAGATGCGATTAATTGGCGAACTTCGTTCAATGTAATCTCATGCATGACCAATCTCCTCAATCATTGGAAACTTTTTTGCTGGGGTTACATCCACAATTTGAGACTCGCTTTGTTCTTCAAAAAGATTTGCGAAGTAACCATGCTCTTGTGTTTTTTGGCTAGCAGTAGTGATTTGCTCTTGCTTCTTGCGGTTAGCAGCAACCTGTTTGTCGTTGTTTTGTACCCAAGAAAACCACTTAACCAACCAAAGACTTGGTGTATTCACAGAATTTAATTCGTTTGCAAAGTACCAGTCACCAAAGTTTTGAATCATGGTTCTTAAATCAATTTCAGGAACTGAAACAAATCTTTGTTGAGCAAGTGAAATGAAATCGTATTGAAACTCGTTGTATTCAGAAATGAATTCACGCATTGAGTAACGCTTGTGATCATCATTCTGATACTGAGCAAATTGAATTGGAGGTAATTGCGAATTTTCTCCACGCGCTTTACTACTACTATCTATATCTTGGTTACTGGTTAATGGTTTATGGTTATTGGTTGGTTGCACGCCCGTTTGTTCTTCGTTTAACGGATTTTCAACGACCGTTGAATTTTCGTTAAACGCTTGATCATCACTAGCTGAACCACCATTGTTCGACCCTTTCTTTTTTGCTGCACGTTTTGCAGCAGACGCTTTACCAGCTTCACTCGCCTGTTTCTTTTTACCGTGGAATTCAGCAATTTCACGTTCACAACGATTATTTCGATATTCACCTTCTTCTAAGGTAAAAAACTCATCAAGCACGTATTTAAGAGCTTCTTTCTGGTCTACTGTTGTACATTGCAAACGACGTGCTAGACGATCAAGGCTAGATGCATCAATCGCTTTTTCTGTGTCGTAATACATGTCTAATAAGTCGCGGTAAATCGCACGCTCAATCAAACTGAGGTGGCGAGTCGCATTGTTAAAATCACCTATATGGTGTTGGTAGTAGTTCATGCTGCTCCCTTCAATTTAAATTGTTGCGTTTCAAAAGGATTATTTGCTCGAGCAATTGCAGCCATTGGTTCAGGTGAGACACTATTTCCACACATGTGAACTTGTTCAGTCTTAGTTAGTGGCTTTCCATCATGTCCACGGTCAATGATGTAAGACAGTGGGAACCCTTGCGCTGTATATAATTCACGTGGATAAAGCATGCGCATTTTTATGTCGATAATTACCCATGGCTCCCCTTTAACCCAAACAGTTACAAGAGCTAAACGGTCTTTAGTGGTTAGGGTGTCGATGGGTGCAGTAATGTCACGGGCATCGCCGTTTCCGTAGTAATTAATTAAGAAGGCAGCAACACGCAGCGCATCATTCAGATTTTCTTTACTTAAAGTCGCACTTACTAAACTGTGGCGATTTTCTGTAGTAATAGTATTTAAAGGGCTATTTAAAGAATTAGCTCGGTGGTCTGTTTCACTTTTTTCACCATAATAAGCTTGAGTGAAAACAGCAGATACCAAACCATGATGACCTCCCTTAACTTGCGCGCAGATCGTAGTTAAAGGCTCGAAAATACCCCAATTTCTTTGATGTGATGCATTTGCAAACTCTGTTAAAAATGGCGCTATAATTGGGCTTACAAGTGAACTATGTCCACCATATCCAGCAGTTGTTGTACCCAACGGCTCATTGATTGCATGCCCAAAACTAGTGTTAAAATCTCTGCCTATAAATGGCAATGCATTCTTAACGATGTAAGGCTTTTTGGCATCCAGAACGAGTTTTTTCATACCTCGTGCCACTCGTCTCAAAGTCGCATCAACAAGAGGTTTTGGGCGATCAAAAATAGAATTGCCCAAATCACTAAAATCAATGCACTCAGCAGCTTCACGCCATTTTTTTTGACCACGTTTAGGTTTTTTGGCATGTGTAGCTTCTGGCCAAACGATTGCTTGCCCATCACAACGTGCAACCATAAATAAACGCTTACGAATTGTCGGAGCACTATGGTCGGCAGCAATGATCTTTTTCCATTCCACAACATACCCAAGTCGTTCCAGACTTCTTACAAACTGGCACCATGTTTTGCCTTTCTTGCTTGGATCCGGCACTAAGAACTGATTATCTCTTGGTACGTGTTCACCAGGTTCTGCAACTCGATGTACCTTTTTACCGTTCACTTCAATTTTTTCTAAAGTAATAACTCGCCCTGTAGCTTTGTCACGCTTAGCAATAAGTGGCCCCCAATTTAGGATCTGCTCAACATTTTCTAAACTAATAACGTCAGGTTTAACCTTGCCAGCAAACTTAAGTACTACCCATGAAAGGTCGCGTATTTCTTTTTTACGTGGTTGACCACCTGCAGCTTGCGAATGATGAGTACAGTCTGGACTTGCATGAAACCAACCCACTTGATAACCATCGCATATTTCAACTGGATCTACGGCGAAGACATCTTGAACATAATGCTTAGCATGTGGATGATTAGCCTCATGCATAGCAATTGCTTTCGGGTTATGGTTAACAGCAACATGAACAGGCCTGTTTAGGCCCATCTCTAAACCTGTACTTGCGCCCCCACCACCTGCAAAGAAATCAACAATTATTTTTTCAGAGAAATTCAAATCAAATTGAGTCTTGAATGAGTGTGATGCTTTAACGAAATTATTCATTCTTCACCTTCTTCATTAATTTGAATGAAAGTACTACCTAGATAACGAATACGTTTAGCGCGATATAAACTTGAAATAATTTGACCCGCATGAAAAATTGGCATGCTGTGTTGCACAGAAAGTGCTTGCATAAACTCATCACGTTTAACCGCAGCATTTTTTTCATCACGTTTTTGTTTTCGTAAATTCTGTTTACGCTCTTCAAGCAATCCTTTTAAAGTTTGAAGAGCGGGATCAAACCAGCTCTGGATTATTTGCTGTTGATTTGATAAATTAGTTTGCATATTCATTGGTCTCAAAATTAATGAATTGAAACCACTCCTGTTCGCGCAGGTAGTGGTTTTTTAATACCCAAATTCTTCTAAACGTGGTGCAATAGATGCATGTTGGAAGTCGTTAACTTCTGATGCTCTATTCATAGAAAGTCGAGCAAGATAAAAAATTGAATCAACAAATTGTTTGTCATAGCATTCATAGTTTTCAGGAATAATCTTTAAACCTAATAAATCCAATAAAGTGCAACAATTTTCAATTTCTGTTAAGTCATTGCTTTTCTTGTCATTTTTCATTCTTGATAAAGCTGTTGGATCTAATCCTAAATCGCTTGCAAGATCTTTATTGCTTGTAGATGCAAGTCGTTGCATTACAAGAGCAATTGAATTTCTAGACCTTGCGCTAAGGTTTTCAGATACTTTGCTCATGATGTTTCCTAAGCGGTTAATGTTCCAATGTTTTTGTTAGTTGCATTCCGAGGACGTAACTCTATCCAGATATCTTGGTAACTATCTGGAAATAGTTCCTTTCTGGTGACTAAGCCAAGATCTTCTGCAATTACTGCAAGTCTGATTTTTCGATCAATGGGTATAGCTTTCCATCCACTTACGGATGACGGTGCAATACCTAGAAGTCTTGCTACCGCAGTGACACCACCCAATACATCAATAAGTTGTGCGTCATTCATAACGGGCTCCTAATTTTCAACCAATTATTAGGCATTCCTTATTTTAAATCAATAGGAATACCTAATTTTATTTATGTTAGGATTTCCTAATATTGTAAGGATAGTTTTATGAACACTCTTGCTGAACGTCTTAGATATGCTATGGAAGTCTTGCCTACAAAGAAGATTAAAGGTGTAGACCTAGCTAGAGCTGTCGGTGTTAAACCTCCTTCAGTTAGCGATTGGCTTTCAGGCAAATCAAAAAAAATGGAAGGTGAAAACCTTTTAAAAGCAGCAAAGTACTTAAAAGTAAGTGCTGCATGGTTAGCAACGGGTGTAGGTGAGCCAACAGAAGAACATAATAAAGAGGCAGCAAAAGTTTTAAGTGATGCTCAATTTAAAATTATTGATATTGAAGCATTTAAAAAGAAATACAATATTTCAGAAAGTGATGAGGCGGTCCTATTCTCGAATATCGTTGAGAAACCTTTTATGCCCTCTTCTAAACGATGGGTTCCAGTAAAAGCCTATTCAAAAATGGGAATGGACGGCTACTTTGTCGATATGGGATTTGAAGGAAATGGTGGTGATGGATATATCCCAACTCATACTGCTGGATCAAAAGCTTATGCTGTAAAAGGAACTGGCGATTCTATGTTTCCTGCAATACGTAATGGCTGGTACGTAGTTTGCGATCCTGATGCAGAGCCTGTTCCCATGGAATTTGTTCAAGTGTGCTTAAAGGATGGGCGTTGCACAATTAAAGAATTTATAGGTATTCAAAATGATGTTCTAAGTCTTATCGCTGTAAACGGAGGCGAGCGACTTACTTTTAACATGGATGAAGTAGAAAGTATTACAGCTATTACGGATATTGTTCCACCAAGTCAACACAGACAAGAACATCCTAAAGCTAACTAATTTAGTAAATTTAATACAATCTATATATACAATTTTTATCAATCGGCAATTGAAATTAGTTCACTTATAAGGTAACTTTCGCTCATGATAGACCCTTACTTTTTCAAATTGGAGCAAATAGGTTTTCCAAAAAACCTACATAGTATTGTCCTGCCTGAAAATATAAAGGTTTACATGCTCTCTTCATCATCTAAGAGAAATGATATTTTTCTTTATCGTGATAGAGCTGAGTTTGCCTTAAGTAGCGCGCGTGATGTTGCGGATGTTTTTCGCCTATTCACACAATTAGTTTCAAAGTTAGAACAATGTTGGATCATAAACGAAATCTTTGATTTTTATGATTCAAGTGAATTGCATCGTGCCCATTCAACTAAAATTGATGGAAAAGATATTTCGATTTATCGAATAAGAAAAGCGAGTATCCGTTTATATTTAGTATGTATTGGTGATGCAATGATCCTTTTTAGATTGGCACCTAAAAGAAAGGATAAAATTGATGACTCTGAGAAAATGATTATTGAAGAGCGGGTTAAAGCAATTTTTAAATATCCTATTGAATCAAATGATTTTTTAGTGAGGTTATTATGAGCAAGGTATCATTAATTGGTGAAGAATATGATGTTGATATGTCCATCATCAAGATGGAACAAGTTGCCTCTCATCTTGTAGGTTTGCTTCGCCATAACAAAATTTCACGCTCAGAATTGGCCCAGAAACTTGGTTGGTCTAAAGGGCGTGTAACAAAAGTTTTATCAGGTGATGTGAATCTCACCATCAAAACAATTACAACCATTACTCAAAAACTCGGATATGATTTTGAGGTAGTTTTTCATAATAAGAATTATGAAAAACCTAAGCAGCCTTGGCAAATTGACCGTGAAAAAGCTATGCCTACCCCAGTAATAAAAAGTAGAAATATTGAAGCTTTGAATGTAGTTTTTCAGCTCGAATCTGGCGATCAAGTTGTTGAATCAGTCTTAGCAGGTAAAGAAAAAGATTTATACGTAAGTATCTCTCGACTAGATAAAAATCTTCATTCAAGCTCTATTTCTGTTGCACAGCAAATGGCTTTGAATGACAAATCAATCAATATCACTTATCTGAATCACAACATGAAGGTTGCATATCATGAGTAGAGAAAAAGTAAAAATCACTCAAGAACATAATGAGTTAAAAACCATTATCAATCCTAATGTGCAACCTACCTATGCAGATCATGTTTTACAGGTTGCAATGGAAACCAATGGTTTAAAATTAGTGCTTGGCTACAGAGTGAATAATGAGGTGATTCATAACGCAACTGTTGTTATGCCGATGAATGTAGTTTTTGGATTGCAAGATGCTTTGAATGGCTTTTTTTCAAATGCTGATTTCCAAAAAGTAATTTTAGAGAGTTCGGAAAATTCAATTAAAAGCTTAAAAGAAAGATTCGAGTAAAGCTAAATAATATTTTTTACGGACCCACCTTTTGGTGGGTTTTATTTTACTTAAAATAAATAAAATTAGGCATATCTAACTTTATTAGGATTGCCTATTGACTAATTAATTAGGTTTACCTAATATAAATCTCACAGACAACAAAAAAGCACACCGAACCTTCTACCTCTCGATGTGCTTTGCAAACTGCGAGATCAATTATGAACGTAAATGCAATTCCTTTCAACCAAATCAAAGTTACGGGCTTTACAGCTTTAGTTTTGATTGCAGGTTTAGCTTCTTGTGAATACAAGACAGCTCAATCTAGCTTCGCACCAAACACGCAGTTCACACCGCAAACGCAACCTAGCAGCTATGGTGTACAGACTGCAAAAATCACAGGCAAGACTTCAGGCGTTGCAGTTATCAAACTTGATGGCTTCCGGGTAAATGTTAGTTTTGACTTTGAGGCTCATCCAGATAGCTACGGCGTACAAGGTTCCGAATTTACTGCTGTTGATGTAACTCAGCTCACAATCAATGAAATTACCGATGTAAACGGCAAATCATACAGTGACTTCACGGATTACAACGATCATCGCAATATCAATGCCCTTCTTAAAGGTTTCATCGAACGTAACAAGTTGGTTGAGGCTGCCTAATGAAAAATTACAACTGCTCTACTTGCAAGAAGATGATTCCTGTTGACCGCTCTGAAATCAAAGCTGGTGATGAGGTTTCATTTTGCAAAGTAACGCAAACTTCTAAATCTGCTCGTTTTTCTTCAAGAGAAGGAATTGTTGAGTGCCGCGAAGGTGATGTGGTTTTAGTTAAATATCGCAAGGAACTTATTCCTTTAAATATTAAGGATGTTTCACCATCTGATGCACCTAGTCCGCTTACCTATGCCTTTGTTGGTACTTGTGGATGTGAGGTGGCTAATCATGACTAATTTCAAAAAGCACCCGGACGGTTATAAGTCTTATTTAGGCCGTGACAATACAGGTCTCTACTCAGTGCGCATTGGTTGGCAAGTTTTTGCTTCAAATGCAAATGGAACCGTGCTCTACAAAATCATCAAAGAAGTTAAGACGCCTCTTAATGTTGAGGAGTTCAAAACTGAATATCCGAAAGTTTGGAACGTTTTGACCCAAGAAATCAGCTACCAGCGCTCAAAGCAGCTTGCTAAAGATCTAGGCGACTCACACATACCTTCACCTGACCGCAAAGCATATAAGCAAAAACGCGGCTTCACTGGCAGTCGATAGGAGCAAAAATATTATGGCTTTAAATATTATTCGACCTTCTCAACCTATCTTGGTAAATGCCATTAAAGTTTATTTCTATGGCGACCCAGGTATGTATAAAACCACCTTGGGCATGACCGCTGATAAACCATTGATCATTGATGCTGACAAAGGTGCTTACCGTACTGGTGCAAATCGCCGTGGTGATGTGGTAGTAGCTGAAACATGGCTTGATATTGCCAATATCACAGAAAGCGATTTAGCCCCATACAATACCGTTGTATTCGATACTATCGGCCGTGTCCTTGATCTAATTAAAGCTCACCTAGCCAGCAATCAGAAAAATACTAAAAGTGATGGTTCTTTAAAACTAAACGTACAAGGCGTTGCAAACAATATGTTTAGTTTGTTCGTTAATAAACTAATTGGATTTGGCAAAGATGTCATTTTCATTGCACATGCAACCGAAGATAAAAACGATACTTTGACCTTAGTTCGCCCAGATCTAGGTGGTAAAAACCGTCAAGAGATTTACCGCCTAGCTGATGCTATGGCCTATCTTGCTGAAGAAACTGATGCAAAAGGTAATACCAACAAAGTACTTAAGTTTAAAGGTGGTGAAGGTTTTCACACTAAAGATTCTGGTGCGTTAGGAAATATTATTGTTCCTGATTTACGTATACCAGAGAACGCTAATTTTATGGCGAATTTGATTCAGCGTACTAAGGATCATTTAAACACCCTTACCCCTGAACAACAGGCAACCATGAAGTTGCTGCAAGAATGGGAGCAGTGGAACAAATCGTGTGAAGAATCTCAATACCCTTCTGATTTCAATGCATTGCTAGAAACGTTAGATCAAAACCATCCACATATAAAAAACATGTGGGAATGCATGAAGCACTACGCAACTAACCTAGGATTCACATACAACAAAGAAAAAAGGAAGTGGCTGGAACTGGAGGTTTTACCTTCAACTATTACTGAAGAACAGCGCGATGAACTTCAATCATTCATAGATGCATGTGGCTTAGACGTTAAATCGGTTTGTGAATACTTGGGAATAGACGCCCTTATACAAATTGAAGCCGAGAAATTACAAGCAGTAAAACAAGATATTGAAAATATTGCAAAAGGTGAGATGACAGCATGAAAAATTTAATTACAGCTTCAGAAGCTTTTGATGCTCTTCTAAATGGTTTCAAGGTTTTATGTAGACCAGTTGGCGACATGCTGGAATTTTCGGAATTAGACCAATTCCCTGCCACCATCTTTGCTAAATCTGGCTTTGAATTCTGCATCAAACTTGAAACTATTGAATTAGCTGGTATCACATTTACCAAGCCTTTAACGGTTGATGAATTAAAGGTTGGCACAGAAGTATTTGTTATTAATCCCGCTGGCTTTATTGAGAAGCATGTATATCAAGGTGTGGGTTATGGCATTGTAACTATGGTTGATGGTGGTTTTGCTCAACGTGATTTGGTAAATGCCAGATTACAGTATGAAGCTCTTTGTAAATTACTAGGTGGTAAGTCAATAAACGATGCACCACTTAAAACCACTGAACTTGAAACAGAAAATAAGCAGTCAAAGAAGCGTAGTAAGAAAGCATCACAGATTAAAGATGAAATATCAGTTGTTGAAGAAACAACAAAAGATATTGGTGATGCTCTAGAAGGTGCAGTGGTTATTACTGAAGGGTCTTATGTTTCTTCATCAGAAGACTTTTTAGCTCCGCCTGCCGTTGAGCCAGATTTAAAGCCGGAAGTTAATGCACAATTTGAAATTTTGCTTGATGCAATTCGCATTTGCCAATCTGAAAAAGAACTGGATACAACTTGTGCAAATCTTGAAAAAGAAGGCTTTACACAAGAACAAATTGACCAAATTAATCTGGCTAAGCAAGAACGTTTAACTGAGCTTGATGCAAAAGAAATTGATGCAGTGAAAACCATTGAAATGCCTGCTAATTATAAATCTTTGCATCAAACTATACACGATGCGAAAACACCTGAAGAAGTAAATGCAGTCATAAACTACACAGCTAAATGGAGTGAAGATCAACGCAATGTATTGCTTCGTGAAATGCATTCCAGACTTGCAGAGATTAATCAATCTAAGCAACCAGAAAAAGAGCCACCTGCTTTAATTCTTCAATTACAGCATGCACCAGATTTAAAAACCCTTGATGAATTGGAACTAGAAATTCCATCACGCCATGCTGACGTTCATAAGACTTTGTGGAACATGGCTAAAAAACGTCGTGCTGAATTAACTGTCCCTGTCACATCTTCACCAGAACCTGATTATTTACTGGGAGATTACCCATGAGATATCGGTACTCCTCAACCACTCGCACCTTAATTGTTATCGGCAATTTTATGAATCACCACTTCGACAATGTGAATGCTTCAGAAATCGATCAATGCCTTTATGACGTAATTCTTAAAGAAGGCAGTTGGAGAAAGTAATGCAAACGGTCGTTAAACGCAAAAACCTCCGTGCTTTTAAGATTTGGTTAGCCCTTCTGGGCTACCAAGTTAAAGATATGGAAGACGGTCGAGGTTTTAATTTTCGCTTTAAAAAGCAATACGGCATGGTTACTAGAGCATTAACTGGAAATGAGCTGGCTAATTCACTTGGTAAAGAATTTGAAGAACATTTGAGGGCTTAATGATGGAAGTAAGGATTAAAACTGTAAATGGCTCAATTCAATTACCAGCAAATTTACAAATGGAAGTTGTTTATAAAGCTGTTCGCGTAGATGCCAATCGAATGAAAGTTACTTGTGATGATGGTCAAGTGATTACAACAAGCATTTCTAAATCAGGCTATTTGGGCGATTGGGGTGAATGGGAAATTTTAAATGAGGATATACAGGAATGAGCAAAGTTTTTGGTGAAGTAAATTTGAACCCTAGCCGTATTGAAGGTACTCCAGATCAGGTAGCGGTTCATATTTTTAAAGAAGTTATTTGCCCAAGTACTGAGGAACTTCTCAAAAAAAATCCTGAGGCCGCAAAAGTATTTTCATATCACATTTTTGGATTAGCCCTATCTCAACTGGCAGAGTTTCATTCAACTAAAAGTTTAGATAAAGCTGTGACAGTAACACTGCACAACCTTTTGCGCCAACTGAAGAAAGAACGTAATGAGTTGAGGAACTAAGAAATGAAAGGTATTAATAAAGAAGCTGAGATTGAAAAGTTCAATGCTGCTAATGATGATGCAGAATTTTCACCAGAATCACTAGCTGCAATACTTGATGTTTCGACATCTTGGTTGCAGAAAAAGCGTTGTGAGGGTGGCGGTATTCCATTTTCAAAAGTTCACTATAGAAAAATATTCTACAAAAAATCAGATGTGCTAGCCTATATAGAACGACGTCGCATCCAATCAACATCACAAATGGCGGTTTAACCGCCTTTTTTTTAAAAAATTTAGTAGGCAAACAATAGGCTAAAAACACATAAAAATAGGCAAATTTAAAGAAATAGGCAGATAGTAGGCAAATAAAGTATACTGTCGTATCATGACATGAGCTTTAGTATTGTTTCAGGTGTTTTTATTAAAATACAAATACTTAATAATACTTTTCATGTGATATTATATGCTCTAATACCGTTTCATATTGCTATAAAATCATTTCCACCCGAGAACTCATCGGGTTCAGGGTAACGACACATGCAGCGGCATCTTCGGAGCATTTAGTTTTAACTTTAAGAAAAATTCAAAATATTTATTTTAATTTAGTCTTTCATACAGACCTGTCAGTCTAAAATTTCTTTTCAAACATTAAATTACAGCTTAGCTAATTAATATCCCCCCTCTGTAATATTATTTTTTATTTCTATTAAGACACTCTTCATACCAGCCTGTTTGAAAATCTTCTATTGCTTTTCTTTTAAAGAAACTGGTTTTGAATATTTTGGTCGAGTAAGCCGAATTAATTAAATCCTGATAAAGTTGTTTCGCTTTTGGGTCTTCGAGACCATTCGCTATCTGTTGCAAATCTTGAGATGGAACTTTTTGTTGACGTGCCTCCATGACAGTATAAGCAACTTTTTTCACCACATTACAAATCTCGGGATCACTTACGTTTTCGTCAGCATGACAACCTAAAGCAAAAAAACCAAGAAGAAACAATTTAAACTTCAT